AGCACCTTTCTGCGGGCATCCGCAGCATGGTCATCTTCGCGGCTTCGCGAAATTGATAGCCACGAGGCAGACCATTTTCGTGGTGTCGCGCAAATGGTTCTCGCTGCCCGTTTTGTTGGGGTCAACAAAACGTCTTGCCATTTTTGCCCAACAAAAAAATCAGCAGGGGGGCTTGACAAGCGGGGCAATCTGGCATATAATCATGGCATCTTGCTTCTCCGCTCTGCTCCTCTGCTGATTCTCCTGATTGTCCTCACGCGCTTGCCGCTCTCAGGCGTTCGGGGACGCGCGGTTCTTCTTGCTGGTTTCATGTTCCCGACATTCGCGCCGTGGGCATCACGGTTCGCCCTTTTCAGCATCCCACTTGTCCGCCATGCGCTTTAAGCTATCGCGTTCTTTGCGCTCCTGCCGCATCCGACGTTCTGCTTTCGCGGTTAGGTACTCAACGTAGTCCATCGCCTCGCGCACAACGTCATCCGGCGCACCCATCAGCTTGGCGATAATCGCCTCGCAGGTTGCGTCGAGGATAGGGCGTTCTGACGTTCCTTGCGGGTTGTCGGACAGTCCGCAAAGGTAGTCGGTGGTCACGCCGAGTGCTTCGGCGAACTTCACGACGCTGGTAATCTCCGGCGTGATGGTTCCACGCTCATAGCAAGAATATGTCGCTTGCGACACTCCAACGATGCTTGCCATTTCGGCTTGCGTCTTTTTTTTTGCCTTTCTCGCTTCCTTGAGCCTATCTCCAAGCATAAAAACACCTCAAAAATTTTTTTGCAAATTACCTTGACATATAAAATCGAGTGTGCTATTATTAGCATTGATAATAAGCACTGATTGGAGGGATGAGGATGCAGAACCGAGTGCGGGAGTTCCGCGCAAAGAAGGGCTTTACGCAGATGCAGCTTGCGTGCGAAATCGGATGTGAGCAGGGGCTTGTGTCTCTGTATGAGAGGGGTGTAAATACCCCGTCACTGCATAACGCTCTTCGTCTTGCCCGTGCGCTTGACACGACGGTCGAAGCCCTTTTCGGGGGTGAGGTCGATGGCTGACAAGCTGCGGCATTTTCTCCACGTCGCCGGGGTGCAAGGAATCAGCGTTGCCGCGCTGTCCGAAAAGTCGGGTATCTCGAAGCCGACTATCTACCGATACGCCAACGGACAGGGAAGTCCAACGGTTGACGCGATGAAGCGCATTGCGAAAGCCCGCGGATGCACAGTCCGAGAGACGTTCCCGGAGGTTTACGGCGAGAAAGCGGACGTGCCGACCGTCAACATCACGGACACGCAGCCCATCAGCACGGCAAAGCTGGCGATGCAGTACGGCATGACGACACGCGAGTTTAATCAGGCGCTGTTTCGCGCTGGCATCCAGATACAGCGCTCTGATGGCACTTGGGTGGTCGCCGGGAACTATGCCGACATGGTGACTTACAAGCCCGTCAAAACGGAGAACGGCACTGTGCGGCTGTTCGCAATGTGGACGCTGAAAGCGCGAAAGGTGATTCAGTCCTTGCTGGCGGAGCAAGGGATAGTTCCGGCGGACGGCGTGAACGTGGGGTCGTCGGAACGCCCGACAAGATAGTCGAGCGACACGCCGTAGAAGTCGGCAAGGGCTATCAGGGTTTCTCCTGATGGGCTGACAGAGCCGCGCTCATACCGCTGATACGCCTGATAGTGTATACCGATAGCTTCGGCGACTTGCAGTTGCGTCTTGCCCTGCAAAGAACGGACACGGCGAAGTCCGGCGGCAATTGTACACATAAAAACCTCCGAAAGGGGTTGATACAACAAAAATGTTGTGCTATTATATCAATGCAACAGAAATGTTGTATCAAGCAAGAAGGGAGAAGCGGTGCAGAATCAGGCTTTAAAAAACGCAAGAATCCGTGCTGGGCTTACACAAGCACAACTTGCGGAATCTTGCGGATTAGCGGTTCAGCACTATCAGCGGTATGAGTACGGCAAAGTCGAGCCAAGCGTTCTGGTAGCGATTCGTATCGCCGACGCGCTGGGGGTGGAAGACATCAGGGTTCTATTCTCAGGTAGCGGTAATCCTTGACGTAATAATGCGCGTACCTTGAAGAATGCGAAAATTGGACGCAAGCGTAAACGTCAGAATCGCCATAAAGCCAGAGAATAACGCAGGATGCACCTGTCGTATTGGCAATTTCGCGGCAGTCGATAACATAGCGGTCTGGTGCGGACGGACAAGAAACATTCGGCTTATAGTTGTCCAGCATCTTCTTGCAATATTCGCCGGACACGCTAATGCTGATGCTCGGCTTGTCGTAGGGTTCGATGGATGAAATGGAAATCGAAAGCAGATTGACGTTATCGCCGCTGAACTTATCAACGATATATTGCAAGTCCTCTTCGGAGTATCGGTCATCTGCGACCCTGTACGAAGTTTGCGCATTTGACGCGAATCGACCGTTGACCTGATGCGGCGTTCCGCCCTTGGAAGAAAACGCACAATACGCGCCGGAGGACGCGATAGCACTGTGGAAGTACGTTAAGCGCAAGTAGTAGCTGTCACTGCCGACAGAGGTGCGCATAAGCGAATCGACGGACGAAAACAGCTCGAAAATGTGAGCAAGAAGCTCCTGATATTCTGGCGAATAACTCTTGTAGAGCGATTCCAGAAGCATATATTCGCCCTTGATAACAAAGCAGTTCGTTTCCGTGTCGAGCGAAACGTCGTAGGAAATGCCATCTTCTGGCTTGCTTGAGAAGAACTCATTGATAAAGTGCAAAGCAAGCATTTCGCCGTCGGTGAGGTCGCGTTTCTCGGTCGCAAACGCGGGGACGCAGGAAGCCATCAGGCAGCAGAGAACCAGCAGGACGGAAACAAACTTCTTCATCGTGATGATACCCCTTTCGTGTTTTGGAGGTGTGAACGTGTATCAGAGCAAACGGTACTTGAAACAGCGGATTGAGGACTTGCAAGCAAAAGTCGAGACGCTTGAACGGGAGAACTTCGCGCTTCGCAAGGAAACGTACATGAGCTCTGGCTTGTTAAAGAGTAACCCGCTCTTGAGCTGGTACGGCAAGGAGTTGTGCCTTGCGTTCGGGCGAATCCTCGTTGCTCCGCGCTATATGAAGCTGGACTTCGACCAGTACAGCAAGTATATGCGCGATGTGCTGGACTACCTGAAAGAAATCAGGCTACTTGAAGAGAGCTATCAGCGAGAGAATCAAGCTGACGGCGGAGATGCCGACGGGAAGCAGGAAGCGCAAGCAACTTGACTTGTACTGCTCCATTTCATCCAGCGCGTGACGGTTCAGCTCCGGCACATAATCCGGAGGGCGTGCATCAAGGTCGGATGGGTGCGGCGGCTGTGGCTCCAAGAAGCCAGATGAACGCAACCGCGCAAGCTGTTCCGCCGAAAGCTGTTTGCCGCGATGAAAGTCGCGGCAGAGACGATATTCCGACGCAAGCAAGGCATACTCACCACCTTTCACGCATACGATAAGAGCAGGGAGGTGAACCCGATGTACCACGTCAACCCGCCCGACATTGAGAGCCGGGGGAAGTACACCATCACGACGCGGCGGACAACTGCGCGAGATAGGCACATATTAGCCGATGCCGGGTATGTGCCTATCAAGACGCACGTCCAGCGTTCCGGCTTCGTGACGGTCATCTGGGCGACACAGGCGGAAGCAAAAAGGGCTTTGCGCGAAAGCAACGTCTAATTCGCACAAAAACGCCCGCAGGAGCGCGTGCACGTCGGGACTGGATTTCCTCACCTGACGGGCTGGAAGCGCTCAGAGCACCGTTTTTGTCCTTGTAGAGTGTGTGTCCAGCGCAAACGCGAATCAGGAGCGCGATTTGATAAACTCGATGTACTTCATCACATCCGCACGCTGGAGCGCGGAAAGAGACTTCACCTGTTCTATCAGCGGGTCGAAGTCGGGCGGCGAGAACGCGTTCTCATCACGTCCAACGAGCGTATCGAGCGAAACACCGAGAACATCCGCGATTGCGAGAAGCCGCGTCGGAACTGGGTTGCTTCTTCCTGATTCGTAGTTCTGGATTGTTATCTCTGCGACATTGGCGCGTTCTGCAAGCTGCTGCTGTGTCAGCCCGTTCGAGAGCCGCAGAGCAAGCAGGATTTCCGGGAACGGCACGGTACATCACCTCACTTGCGCGGATTCGCTCGGACATAGCGAGCGTATCGCATGACTTCTTCCCGGTCGGACGGAGCAAGCGCGGAAATCTCCAAGTAGAGCGTGTCCGTCTCTTTTGGAGACGGCGCACCGTCACTGCCGGAAAGATAGTCAACCGTTACGCCGAGCAAGTCCGCCATCTTGCAAAGAAGCTCGACACTTGGCGAACGATTTGCCTTTTGGAGCATCGACAACGCACCTGGAGTGATGCCACAGGAATCAGCAAACGCCGCGTTTGTAATGCCAGCTTCTTTACACAGATTAGTCAGTCGAGAAGCAAAAATTTCGCGTGAAAACATGGTTTACCCCTTGACATTCACGCAAAGTGAATGTATAATGTTATCAGAGGTAAGTCAAGAAATTACCTCAAGCAAGAAGGGAGAGCAATGTACAGGCAACTGAAACGGATGCGCGAAGCAAACGGTTGGTCGCGCGAGAGCGTTGCGCAGCGTGTCGGTGTGAATGTACCAATGCTGTGCATGATTGAGACTGGGAAGCGTGACCCGTCCTACAAAGTGTTGGTAGCGCTGGAGGACGTTTTCCACACTTCCCACAGGGAATTGTTACGGAGAGAGGAGTGACACGGAAATGCCACACGCAGACCCGGCAGGATTCGTCTTTTTGGGACTGAGCGTCGCAATCATCGCCGTTATATTGCTGATTAACGAGGTAGCAACCTACATCAGCGTAGAGCGCGAGGGACGACGCGAAAACAGAATCCTGCACAAATAGGATAACACACGGACGGGTGGAAAATCAAACACCCCCGCCCAAAGAAGAAGGAAAGTCGAATTTTTTTAGCGGAAAACTTTACGGAGTGTAAAGAAGAAGGGAGAAAAGTTGTCAAACATCCGGGAATTTGCAGAACGACGCGGTTTAAAAATGGCGGACATCGCCAGAATCACGGGAATCTCCGAATCCATGTTGTCGCTGATTGATAGCGGCAAGAGGAATGTAACACCAAACACCGCAAAGAGGCTTGCGCCGACGCTTGGCGTGAACTGGTGGGAACTTATCGACTAAAAAGCGCAAAAAGCGCAAAAAGCGCAAAGATAGAAAGGGGTATCACAATGGAAAAGGATTCTATCAAGTCGCGAATTGCAAACCAGCGCGGTTGCGTATCGCGCTGTGACGCGAACAAGACGATTTTCGCCATCCGCCATAGTGCGCGGAAGCTGAAAGCCATGACGCGCGACGAGTTCGCGAAGCTGGGGGGCTGGGACTACATTAGCGAGGCATACGGCGCGTATGAAGCCGTGATGGAAGCCATGCTGTTGGCGGTTAAGTACGAGATGGACAAGACGGCGGTTGCCGTCTAAGGGGGGGGGAAGAAAATGCAAATCCTGAATCTTGAGAAAATCGTGCCGGACGCGGAAGCCCGGAAGGAACTCCTTGAGCAGCACATGATGGAAACCACGCTGCGGCTCAACGCGCCGCGCATCATCCGCGAACTCGACAACGCTTGCGACAGCAAGCGCACCGCCGACCGCATTTGGAAGATTATCTGGATGGACGTACGGAGCGGGAAGGTGAAGGACTACGGAGCCTTTCAGAAGGTTTTCCCCGGCGAATTTGATGCCTACGTTGTCTACGGAGACATCATAAATAAGCTGCTTGAAGAAATCAGCGACAAGATGGGGGCGCTTTGGAATGACTGACTTCCAACGAGCAACCGGGGTAACGATGCAGCCGGAGGAAGGCGAGGGCTTGCGCTGGTGTCCAATCGACGCGGTAATAGTCAAGCAGATTCGGGCGCATCTGGGAGACAGCGCCGCAATGCGGATTGTCTACGACGCTGTCTGCAACATGGCTGGCATCAACACGCCGGACGACATCACCAAGCTGACGTTTGAGCGAGCGTATAGCCGCGCATTGTCCGAGACGGGGCGGTATCAGGCAGGAGAAATTGACGCACAGGGCAATTTTATCGCGGAGGTAATCGCGACGGCTTTCGCCCTTGCGCCTAATGAAATAATAACACAGAAAGAGGGGAAATAAATGACCGAGTTTGGAGGGAATGAGCTGCGGAAAGCACGGGAAAATGCGGGAATCCGGCAGTGGCAGATTGCAAGCGAAATCGGCGTTTGTGAAGCACTCGTCGGGCGCTGGGAGCGTGGCGAAGCGTTCCCGTCGCCGGACGACGTTGATAGACTGGAAATCGCCTACAAAGCGCCGGGATTGTGGCACAAGTGGATGTTATCCAACTGCGATAGCTACCGCCGACATTATCGCGGCGTAGATGAGACAACGACGGCTGGGAGCGTTCTCCGAGGACGGTTCGCGATTGAGGACGTGATGTGCTTGCAAAGTGCAATTGAGCGCGACGTGTCGGAAGACGGGCGCATTGATAACCCGATTAACCGAGATAAGTACGAGGAGGTTCTGCGAAAGGCAATTGCCTGTCTGACGGACACGCTTGCCCGAATCGAAAAGCGAGGTGGCGCGAAATGACGCAGTACCTCAACACCGAGCGCGTCGCCGAAATTCTCTGCATCAGCAAGGAGAGCGCCCGGAAATTCATGCGCGAAATGCCGCACATATGCATCGGAGGAAAGGCGCACGAAACTATCCGCGTCACTGTCAGCGACTTTGAGCAGGAGATGGAGCGCCGAAAGCGTTACCCGACGCAGGAGCAGGAGAACGAGGTCATCCGCCAGCGCAAGAAGCGCAACGACCTTGTTGCGCGCGGGCTGATGAACCCTGACGGCACAATCGCCCGGAGAAGGGCATAAAAAAAGCGCCCGTGCCGCGGGTACAAAGCGCGAACACGAGCAGACAGAAAGGGTAATGTGGCGGTTAAGCCACTACCATTCTACCACGAAAACGAAAGGAAGTCAACATATATGGAGCAGTTTATCAACGAAATCGAGGAAAACGAGCAGGAAGAACGCGCTGGTTTTGTCATCGACAACGACCAGAAAGCAGACTGGGCGGTTCGCCGCATCGCGGAGTTGGAAGCCGACACGCAGAAGTGGAAGGACTACTACAAGGCGCAGAGTGAGCGCGTGGCGCAGTCCAATCAGCAGAGCATTGACTACTTCACCGCGCTGCTGGAAAGCTACTTCGACAGCGTGCCGCACAAGGCGACGAAGACCAGCGAGAAGTACAAGCTGCCGAGCGGCGTTCTGGTTCGCAAGGCGCAAGCGCCGGAGTACGAGCGCGACGATGCGCAGATTATCGCGTGGTGCGCAGAGAATGCGCCGTCCTGCGTGGAGAACGTGCCGAAGCTGAAATGGACGGCGCTGAAAGGGTTATTTATAGAGAACAACGGACAGGCAATTGATGAAATTACGGGCGAAGTCGTTCCAGGCATCAAAATTGTTCCGCGCGACCCGGTTTTCGCGGTGCAGAAGGGGTGAGCAAAATGGCAAGACGCTGCTGTCTGTGCGGGGCATATCTGGATAGCGGTGAGCGCTGCGACTGCGGATGCAGTCAAACGGACGAAGTGCCGCGCGGGTGCAGGAAGCCCGTGCGAATGGTTGATGAAGCCAGCCGAACGGGAGAGAATTGGCGCTGGGAGAAGTACATCAACGAACAGTATCAGAGATGGTACGAGTGCTGACAGGAGGACGAGAATGGAAAACGGGCAGATTTACGCCGCAATCAGCGCGGCGATGGCGGACATTTCCGCAATCGGCAAGGACAAATACAACCAGCAGCAGGGTTTTAAGTTCCGCGGCATCGACGATGTGATGAACGCCTTGAAGCCCATCCTGACGAAAAACAAGATTTTCACAGTCCCGCAGGTTTTGGAGCAGACGCGAGAAATCAAGGTAACGGCGAAAGGCGGAGAACTGCGGTACAGTCTGCTGAAAATCGCGTTCCGCTTCTATGCCACCGATGGCAGTTTCGTTGAGGCTGTTACGCTGGGCGAGGGCATGGACAGCGGCGATAAAGCAAGCAACAAGGCAATGGCGATTGCTTACAAGTACGCGCTTTTCCAGGTGTTCTGCATCCCGACCGAGGAGATGACCGACCCGGACGGCGAGAGCTACGAAACCAAGCACGAGGCGAAGCACGAACAGCCGAAGCCGCAGCCAAAGAACGCAGAGAACCCGGCAGAAACGCCGACGAACTACATCATGCGCGAATGCAGCAACATCGGCATGGATATGCAGGAGTTGGGCAGAGTTCGCGCCGCGCTTGTGGAAGCAAACATCGTCCGCAACATCCCGACGAAAGAGATGACGATGGCGGACGCAAAGGCGCTGATGGACGCGGTGAAAGCTAATTTCCGGGAGGCGTCATGATGAATAGGGCAGAACGCAGAAGAGCGGCGCGGGACATGACCCACGCCACGCAGAGCATCATGAGAGCGCGGGGAGGCTACGAACGCGAGTATGAGCGAGGAGCGAAGGACGCGGAACGCCACGCAATCAAGATGATTTTTGCCGGAATGTGCCTTGCGATGAAAGAGGAGTTCGGATTCGGCGCACAGCGGATTCATCGGATGCTGACGGCGACGCAAAAGTATCTTCAACCAGGTGCGTACTTCACAACAGCCGAACTGATTGATGAGGTGCTGGAAAAGACGGGCATCCGACTGGATTTCGACGACCCGTTTGACATGGTGGAGCGAATCGAGAAAGGGGAACGGCGATGAATGTAGTCAGCAACGTGGAAATCATGGGGCTTGTGTCGAGCGTAAAGGCAAGCCGCTATCCGATGGCAACCGATACGGAGAATTGTAGCACGGAAGTCACAGAGCGGACGATGGCACTTGCCAACTGTCCAACAGGAAGCGGACACGACCAATTTTTGACGGGAATCGTCGTACAGTTCGACCTCACGTTCACCGTCAAGGCGTGGGTGGAAGCCGAGCGGTATCATTTTCTGGACTTTGTTTCAAGCCAGTCCACCATGCACCGCATAACAAGCATGGACATCGACGAGCAGTGCATTGACTATGTGCGCCGTGAAACAATCGAGCTTGTGGAGAAACTGGTTGCGGAGTACAAGGAAGCCCCAACGCCGGAACGGTATCTTGCAGTCCTCTACAACGTGCCTGTTGGCTTGCGGCTGACGGCGCGGATGACTACCAACTACCGGCAGCTCAAAACCATCTACCAGCAGCGCAAGAATCACCGTCTGCCGGAATGGAGGGCGTTATGCGCATGGATTGAGACGCTGCCGAGAGCGGAATTTATCACAGGAAAGCGAGTTGACGCGGATGGCTGAACGCGGGGAAGCATATCTTGAATATCAGCGGGCTTACTATCAAGCGCACAAGGAAGTGCTGCAAAAAAGGCATCGCGAATATTATTGGGAAAACAAAGAAGAGCAGCGGAAACGTAATCGAAAGCATTACTTAGCAAATAGAGAAAAAATCTGTAAAGCTGCACGGGAACGTTACTACAAACTTAAAGCAGAACGCATGGAGAAAGGGGCGGAAAAGCTGTGACAAATAAAAGCAAGAAGTTTCCACGCTGCCCGTGGTGTGGTGCGGAAATGAAAGCAGACACAGGCGACGTTTTCCGGACGGACAATGATGGCTGGGTTGGGCGCTTATCATGTGACGAGTGCGGCGCAAACTCATCGTTTGTGTACGGTAAAGCGACAAGAGAAGAAGCGGTGAACGCCTTGCGCGAGCTAAAGCCGAAAGAAGCACAAAATCGTGCGCTGTCAATGGAAGAAACACAAAATCGTGTGCTGACAATGGAAGAAGTACAAGAAATGGCAAGACAGAACGAGGAGAGCTGGAATAAAGTCTGCTGGTTTGAAGTACTGAACGCAGGTCGAAGCCGTCCGGGAATCTTGGAAGGGTTCAGCGTCTTATGCGGAGAGTATACAAATTTTCATTTTTACGAAGTCCTAAATGCAGCGCCGTACTGGTTTAAGGATAACGACTACGGCACAAAATGCCGCTGCTGGATGTGCAATCCGACAGATGAAGAGCGAGCAGCAACGCCGTGGGGAGGTGAAGAAGGTGAGCGATGACGGAAAAATGCCGCGTTGTCCATACTGCGGCAAGGAAATGCTGTGTGATTCCCAAAAGTACGTTACAGGAGGTGGATATGCTGCATATAGATGCCCCAAATGCCGTTCCATGTCGCCAATTCAAGAGGACATGGAATCGTTTAGCAAGGCATGTAAAAACGCCTATGATGACGCAATGCACAGGTGCAAAACGCAGAATCAAGTTCTGACGATAGATGATTTGATAGAAATAGTATCTCCTTGGGCGTGGGGAAGCGACCCAGAACAAGAAATTATAATGTGGCTGGAATATAAAGATGTGCTTAAGGGATACACCGTGATTAAAGGCATGGTAATACACGGCGATAGAACATGGTTTAAGTTTTCTTTGCTTGGCTCCGACAGCGTTATCAAACTTGAAGATGTCAACTACGGAATCATTTGGCGATGCTGGCTGCTTAAGCCGACGCAAAAGGCGCTGAAAGAAACGCCGTTGGGAGGAAATAAAAATGCCTAAGGAAGAGCTTATGCCGCGATGCCCGTACTGCGACGGTGAAATGAAATACGTTGAACTCGATATGAAAAGAAGAGTAGCGCGGCTCCGCTGCCCGACGTGCGATTCAGAATTTCCGCCAAAGGAGGAAGAAATGACGATGGCGACTAAGCCGCGAAATCGCGTTCTGACGTGCGCCGAAGCAATCACGCAAAACAAGAAGACGGCGCGCGTGTGGCTGGAACTGCGAGACAACATCCCGATTCTCGTATGGTTGAAAACGGATGCATACCAGTGGTGGGTTATACCTTACAACATCGGCATTGATATATTTCACATTTACACAGATGACTACGGCACAAAGTGGCGGTGCTGGAAGAAAGAGCCGACGCGAGAAGAAACAAAACGCGAGCCGTGGAGTGAGCCATGATTGCGACAATCGGCAAAGTCATCGAGCAGCCGGGCAGCCTGACAATCCAGACTACCCGCCCCGATGCGGAAAACCTGTCCGATACCGTCACGGTGCTTTGGCAGGACTGCCGCACAATTAGTCCAGAGCAACGTCGCAAGGCGTGGGCGCTGATTGGCGAGATTGCCGCCGCGACGGGCTATATCGGGCAGGGCGACAAAAGCGACCTAAACACGATGCTCAAGGCGGAGTTCCTGCGAGCGCGGATTGACAAGCTGCAAGCGGAGGCAATCAAGGCGTTTAGCCTATCCGACGTGGATATGACAACTGCGCGGCTTTACATCGACTGGCTTGTTGAGTTCTGCGTGGTGAATGACATTCCGACAAAACAGCCGCTTGTGGAGTACGCGGAGGACATCGGCGCGTATATCTATGCTTGCGTGATGCACAAGCAGTGCGCCGTCTGCGGACGCAGACAGTCAGACTTGCACCACTGGGAGCGCGTCGGCATGGGCGCAGACCGAACAGAAATCAATCATATCGGGCTAACGTGCGAACCGCTTTGCCGGGTACATCACACGGAGTGCCACACGATGGCACAGGCGGATTTTGATGCAAAGTACCACATTCAGCCCGTCAAAATCGACGAAAAAATAGCAAAGCTGTACAAACTGGGGAGGGAAAGCAATGAACAAGCTGACAATCATCGGAAATCTGACGCGGGACGTTGAGCTGCGCACGACGCAGAGCGGCAAGAGCGTCGCCAACTTCACGGTTGCGGTCAATCGCCGTGCGAAACCGGGCGAAAAGGCAGAAGCAGACTTCTTCCGCGTGTCTGTCTGGGACAAGCAAGCGGAGACGTGCCAAAAGTATCTTGCCAAGGGGCGCAAGGTGTGTGTAATTGGCAGCGTCAGCGTCAGCACATACAATGCCAACGACGGAAGCACACGCGCGACGCTGGAAGTATTCGCGCAGGATGTTGAGTTTTTGGACAGCGCGAAACAGGATATACCGCAGGTGGCGCATGAGGCGGCTCAACCGCCCGCGCCGCAGTACACCCCGGTATACAACGAGGATTTGCCGTTCTAACGGCAGCTGATGGAGGTAGCAAATGGAGCTTGAGTATGTGCCTGTGCAGGTAGCCATGCGCCGGGAAATCGCGAGACTTTCCGACGAAGAAGCCGGACGTGCGCTTAAAGCCATTCTTGATTATGTGGCGACGGGTGAGGATGTCGAGCCGGAAGGAAACGCGGCGTTTTTGTACCTTGCGCTGTTGCGAGAATGCGATAAAATTTGTAAGATTCATGAGGTGCGTTCCGCAGGTGGCAAGGCTGGCGGACGTGGTCGCCCGAAGAAAACAAAGTCAGAAGACATCCGGCAGCCCGAATCGGCACAGGCGCAGCTCAACCCTGAAACAGAGCAGAAGCCCGAAGTGCGTACCCCTGCATCCTTCATCAGCGACGAAGAAGCAGCAGAAATCCAGCAAGGCACAAACGCCGTGCTGGACGAAGCGCAACGGCAAGGATTTCCCGAAACAACAGCGACGATGGACACCATCAACCAGCTTGTAGCAGACAACGGCGCGGAAGAGGTTCTGGAATGCGTCAAAATCGCCGGGGAATCCGGGAAGGCAAATGTCCGATACCTCAAAGGTGTAATCAACGGACGCGCGAAAGAAAAACAGGAAAAAGAGCGACGAGAGCAAGCGCGGATTGAGGCGGAAAAGCACCCGATAAGGTTTATCAATAGCACAGATGAAATTGAAGTGCCAGAACCGCCGAAAATCAAACAAAGAGATGTATTTATGAATAGCGTTGGGTATCCAGAGGTACGGACGAAGTTGGAAGAAATAGCGAGAAAATGGAGTAGTTAAAGATGGACGCATACATCAATGAGGACGCGGAAAAGAGCCTGATAGGGCTTGCGATGCAGGACGCAATCGTAGCGCAAGAGGTTGCCGCACTGTCTGATGCACTCTTTGGCTTGAAGCAGATGCAAGCCTGTCAGCGCGGAATCATGCGCCTTGTGAAGCAGGGGAAAAGCGTTGACCTTGTGACACTGGACGCAGAAGTGCAATGCGACTTCCAAGATACCGCCCTCTTGATGCAGTGCGTACAAATGGGAATTTCGCCCGTAATGTCCCGACAATACATAGCGATTTTGGCGGAGTGCGCAAAACGCCGTGAGCTTGCGGCGCTGGCAAAAAAAATCCTGCAAGATGTAGGCAATCCCGGCGTATCGGTTGCAGCTCTTCAAGCGGATTGTGCAACGGCGGCGCAGTCATCAGCCGCCGTAGAAGACGGGGTGACGATGCGCGAAGCTACGCTAATGCTTGCCAATTCCTTTGACAAGAAGGACGGGGTGACGTGCGGAATCGCAGACCTTGACGTGATGCTGGGTGGATTTAAGCCGGGACAGTTGATATACATCGGCGCACGTCCCGGAGTCGGTAAAACGTCACTTGCTATCTATATGGCGAAGTACGTTGCGGAGCACGGCGGCGGGGTGCTGCTTGTCAGCTTGGAGATGAACCCGGTGGAGATTGCCGCGCGTTTCATGGCGAACGAATCCGGCGTGGACTTGCAGAAAATTTCAACAGGCAAAATGGAATTGGAGGATTTCGCGCAGATTTCGCCCTGCTATCAGGCACTTGCAGATTTACCAGTCACCATCGAGGAAAGAGCGGTTACACCGCTTCAAATCCGCAACGCAGCGGCGAAAATGAAGGCGAGCAAGCAGGGGTTGAGCCTGATTGTAGTTGATTACATCCAGCTCATGCGAGCCGATGAGAAGTGCGGAAACCGCACGGAGGAAGTCACGCAAATCAGCCGCGAATTGAAGCTGATGGCGATGGATTTAGGCGTTCCGCTGTTGTGCATGACGCAGTTTAACCGCGAAAGTGAGAAGGGATTCGGCAAATCGACAAGAAGCGAGCCGGATATGTCACAAGCGCGAGACAGCGGCGCGATTGAGCAGGACGCGAACGTGTTTCTCATCCTGCATGAGCCGGAAGAGCCGCAGGACGCGAACAGCGACAGATGGCAGATGTACCACAATTGCCAAGCGAACGGCTTGACGTGGCAAACGTGCCGAATCAGGAAGAACAGAAACGGCGCAACGGGGCTTGTGCATCTTGGCTTCGACAAGCCGCACATGCGATATACTTGCTTAAAAAAGGACTAAGAGGAGGCGCGAACAATGTTTAACCAGAAACCCTGTCCACTATGCAGCGGGACAAAACTGGAAACGTGGCGCACGATTATTCCGTCCCCGCCACGTCGGTATCAAATCGTGTGCGCCGCATGTTACTACTGCGGCAGGGAAGCCCTGACAAGGTGGGGGGCAGTGCTGAAATGGAATCGGGACGAAAGGAGAAAGAAGAATGCAGGATTATAATTTGAAACCGTGCCCGTTCTGTGGGGGACGAAAAATCGAACTGGTAGAACCTGAGTATTTTTTCGGCAGTTGGTTTTGCGAATGCACTGCGTGCAGACAAGCCATTGCAGCAGGAAAAACGCTGGAAAAGGCAATGAAGAAGTGGAATCGCCGTGCGCCGGGATGGGCGTCCGTGGACAAGGTGCTTCCGGCAGATGGGCGGGCGTGTCTCATTGCGACAGCCGAAGGATGGGCGGTTGCTGGGTACTATGGCAATGGCGCGTGGGTGCTGGACTACGATGAGCTCAACATTGAGTGCGAAGTGACGCGCTGGCGAGAACTGCCGGATGAGTGGGTGGACGCGGGTGAAAAGCTGCCGCCGGAAGATGAGGACAAGAAAGCATATCTCGTCAAGGTGGGGGGCAACGTCACAATCGCGGAATACCACGGAGACGGCGAATGGATGACGTACAGCTTGTGCAATGTTACACGGCTTGTGACGCACTGGCAGCCATTGCCGGAAGCGCCGAAGGAGGAAAGCGACAATGAGTGACGAGAAGTTCCCTGTGTTTTGTCCGTATTGTGGGGCAAAGATGCTGCTAAAAAACGAAATCTTTAACTTGCAAGCAACGGACGGGAATCGCGCGCGGTACTGGTACAGATGTCGCAACGAAGGGTGCGAATGCGATAGCCCAACACGAGAAACAGCAGAAGAAGCCTACAAAGCGGCAGTAAAACGAGACGAAGAGCCAAATCGGGTGCTGACGCTGGAAGAATTGCAAACGTATATCGGTTACGCTTGGTATGAAGGGGACCATAAGTGGTATCACAGCAGCTTTGATTATCCGGTTTGGATTGAGAATGGGAAGTACAACTACGAAGGAGATTTGTACGATATACCTGATGTGGAAGGACGCTTCTGGCTGCGGAAGCCGACGGTGGAAGAAATTGCGAATACGCCGTGGGAGGAAAGCTGATGAAAACTGTGACGCTGCCAGAGGCGGTGCTTTTCGGCACGATGATTGGTTTGGGAGTGACGGGCTTCCTGCTGGCGAAGGAAACGCGCCCGTGGTACATTTACATTCTGCTGGCGCTCGTCAACTGTATCATTTCGATTCTGGTTTACGCCGGAACGGATACGCTTGCCGCGTGGTTAGGGGGATGACAATGACGGTTATCGGCGTGTTGTGTCTGCTGGCGGCTACGGTATGTGTTGCTTGCGCATTTATCAACAAGGAGAGATGATGGTTGTGAAAGAATTGCAAGATGAGATTGTGACGGTTGTGTTTTCCGAACTTCTTCGAGCGCAGAAAGAGCATGGAGAAACGTTCAACTCCATGCCGGAGGCGTTCTCCGTGATTTGGGAAGAAGTCGAAGAAGCGAAAGAAGAGATGCAGCGTGTCATCCGAAAGGCAAACGACGTCTGGCTTGCGAACCGCCGAGACGATGCAGACGCGTTTCAGGTACGCGCGAGCAAAACAGCAGCGGCAGCTACACTGCTTGCTTGCGAAGCTGTGCAGGTTGCGGCAATGTGCATGAAGGCGCAGAAAGGAGGTGCAACATGGTCGAAAAGCAAGATTGGCTGAACGCGCTGACAATCTGCCCGGTTTGCAACGCAGCAATGAAGCGATACACTACGATTGATGTTCAGGGAGGCGCATGGGTAAAATGTACAAATCCAGAATGCGGACTACACGGCGTTCTCTTTATGCCGATATAATCCCGACGGAGGACGAAGAGCAGGAAGCCCTTTTCCGCTGGGCGGAGACTCAAAGCGCAACGAAGCCGTGGCTGAAAGGGATGTTCGCCATCCCGAACGGCGGTTATCGCGCCAAGGCAACAGCCGCGCGAATGAAACGCACCGGAACGCGGGCAGGAGTACCAGATATTTTCCTGCCCGTATCCAACGGGCGCGAACACGGGCTGTTTATCGAGATGAAGCGGCGGAAGGGCGGGACGGTATCGTCATCACAGAAGGTGCGCATGAAGATGCTGACTGCCGAGGGATACCGCTGCGTTGTGGCAAAGGGCTGCCAAGAAGCGATTGATGCAATTATGCGATACATGGACGGAGAGTGAGACAATGGTGGACACCGACGAAATCCGTTACTCCTTTTGGCTTGAGAAAGAGCTGGAAAAGAACGTAAAGCGTCTTGCGGGGAACGTTTCGCGCGGATGCAAAAGCCGCCACGATGCCTACAAAGTCAGGGCGACGCAGGACGCAATCAGGCGGCTAAACGCGGAGAAGGAGGCAAACGGGGCAATCGAGAAGGTACAAGATATGCTGTACACGGAGCTAATGAGCGGACAGATTCGCCCAGCGCTGTATACAGCTATCATCAAGGCGTTTGAAGGGGTAAAATAATCGTGGGCGGTTGCGGGAGGGGAAAATGGTTGACTTAAAGCGGATGCGGTATCTCATCAGGCGGTATCCTATGGCTTGCTTGCGAGCAGAACAGGCGCGAATCAGAGCGCAGAAGCTGACGCGGACAATCAGCGACGCGCCGCGCGGTGGCGGGAGTATGAACAGCACGGAGGAAGGGCTGCTGTATCGCGTCGAGGCGCTGGAGCGCAAGAAAGCGATCTGGGATGAGTTGTGCAGGATGCGCGAAGAGCTTTCACCGATAATCGACGCGCTGGAAGTTCAGGCTAAGAAGCGTTTCGCGGAAACAGATGACGAAAAAAGAGCGCGAAGAGATATGCTGGAAGTGCAGTGCATGAGGATGCGATATCTGGAGGGACGGAGCGCCCGGGAAATCAGCTACAATCTGGCGTATTCCGAGCAGCACGTCTTTCGCGTGATTGGTAATGCGGAGCGGAAAATCAAGAGCGCGGAATAAGGCGGTCGCGCATCGAAAGGTGCGCGATTTTTCTTTGCAAAAAATCCGAAAAAAATGTGATTTGCCCCTTGACATATACGGCAGTATATGCTATAATAATAGTGTCAGGAGGGCGGTACAAAACAAAAGCCCCCGACAGAAAGAGGTAATGATTATGAAACCCGAACTCAACATCTACATCGAAGCAATCAACAATAGCCGTCGCATTGTGGAAGTCAAAGAAATCTACGATTGCAGCAAAGCGAACAAAAACCTTACCGCCGAAGAGCACCGCAAGATTTTCGCCGTCGTGAAGACGTGGAAGGAAAACCACAGCCGCGAATGGCTGTATAACTAATTACTGCAACGACACCGGGCGGGGCGGTATAACCCCGCAGGGGGGGGAATGAAATGATAAAGTGGATTATTAAGGAGCGCATCATGGCAGACGTCGAGAAGCGCATCGGAGAATTTACGGACAACGCGGAAGCTGATGCGTTCTGCCGGCAGGAGAGTCGCTGGAATCCGCACTTGTTGTATATGTATAAACTAAACCGCACTGGCGAACATTACGAGCAAACATATTACGCTGGAAGGATTGTGCACCAGTAACAATAAGCAGCTGACCTAACGGCTTGACGGGGAAAGGAGAAAGGCAATGGAAGTGACGCTGACGAAGGAAGAATACAGAGAGCTTAAAAAGCATGGTCACCTTGAAAAAGATGGTTGCGTGTACAGCCACCTTGCGCGACTGGATGGGGAAATAGTCGCAGTCTGCGAAAGAGAAAAAGATATGGACTACATCGTCGAGGTAAAGCGTGAAAAGTGACAGCTTGCAAAATCAATCATCCTATGCTACAATATCCCCGAAAGGGGTTGTGGCAATGCGGAAAGATTACTACCAAGGCGACGTGTCAGTCCGCGCGATGAAGAAGTATCGCGAAAAAGAAGGAATCAAGACGGTGCGCTTCGACGTTCGCGCTGGGAGCAAAGAGGCGCTGGAAGAAGAAGCAAAGCGCCGCGGTCTTTCGGTGGCGCAGCTAATCGTTGATTCCGTAAACGCATATGTTGGACGTGTAATAATTTCCAACAGGAAACAATAGTAGCATGGGGCGCATCCGCTGGGGTGCGCCCTTTTCGTTGCGCAAAAAGTTTGCAAAAATCGCAAAAAAATGTGATTTACCACTTGACATATACGGCAGTATATGCTATAATAATAGTGTCAGGAGGGCGGTACAAACAAAAAGCCCCGGACAGAAAGAGGTAATGATTATGAAGACTATCAAGCTGAGCACCAAGGCGCTGGAAACTCTCAACCGCAACATGGAGTACACCACCCGCAACTGGACTTACACCAGCGACGCGTGGACTGGCGAGTACAAGCGCATCGCTAATGACTGCTTCGGGACTACCGCAGTCCTCACCGACTGGGAAACCGTCATCGTGAAGTAAAAGGAGGGGAAAAGTCATGACGAACGAGCAGATTATCGCGAACTCCGCAGTCGCAGCGGGAATCTTCACGCAGGAGGAAGCAGAAGCCTACTTCTCACACGGAATGCGCCTCCCGATTCACACATTCGCGGAGTGGAAGAATCACGGATACATGGTCAAAAAGGGCGAACACGCCGCGCTGACCGTGAGCATCTGGAAGCCCAAGACGCGCAAGCAGAAGAAGGACGAAAAGAACGTGGAAGCGGACAAGGAGGAAAACAGCGGGTTCTTCCTCACGACCGCCTACCTGTTCACCAAGAATCAGGTGGAAGCAATCAAGACAGCCTAAACGCAACAGAATGCCGCCCGAGAGCCGTTGGAGCAATCAGGCGACATGATTATGAGCAAAAACAAGCAAGACGTTAGAACGCGAGACAGGAGGCAATATGGGCATGTATTACGAAATCAACGAGGAAACCGCGAAGGCATCAAAGCTGATGATGTCACTTGACGACTACGAAGAAAACAGCACGACGAACGAGTATCGCACAATGTGCGACAGGGCGCAGGAAATCGCAGAGGAGCAGAAGCAGAAGCACCCGGAATGCGCGGAGACAATCGACATGATACTCAATCGATACTGCCGGAAGTTGGCGGAGTGGATAAACCGCGAGAACGCCATTGGTACGATGTGTCCTTCTGTCATGATTGCCGGTCCGGCTGGCATAAATCGAGCGAAGAAGGAAAAGCAGATTGCTGCATATAAAAGAAACGCGGAAAAGTACGAAGAAATCAGCGGATTGATTAGCCGCATACAGAGCGTCGGAACGGGCGGAATCAAGGTAGGAGACGCAAACGCGCTGGAAAAGCTCAAAAACAAACTGGAAAACATGGAGGAATGTTATCAGACGATGAAAAAGGCGAACGCCTACTACAAAAACAACGGAACGCTTGACGGGTTTTATCTCTTTGACGAGATAACAGAAGAAAAAATGCACGAATACAAACACAGCGGGCAACCGTTTAGTGCTTACACGCTGCAAAACTGTATCGCAGAGATACGGAGAATCAAGGCACGAATTGCAAGTATCACCGCCGTGAAGGAGGAAGGGGGCGGCGAAAAGGTAATCAAGGGAATCCGCGTGGTGGAGGATACGGACGACATGCGCATTCGCCTGATTTTCCCGGATAAGCCCGACGAGGAGACGCGAAACGCGCTAAAGGCAAACGGCTTTCGCTGGTCGCCGAAGAACAGCGCGTGGCAGCGGATGCTCAACGCAAATGGGCGCTGGGCGGCAAAGAACTTCCTTGCAACGGTAAAAGATGAGAGCAATGAGAGCTAAAAGCGTGATATAATGTAAAATGTAAAAGCAGCAAGAAAGACGTGAGCAGTAATGCAAGCGTCTTTTTTGTTGGAAGAGGCGACTATGGAAGTGCTGCTCTTACCTCTTCGGCGGCGGGATTTATGCGCGAGTGCGCTTTGTTGCGTTGGTGGGGACGCGACGGACGAAGAGGAGGGGAAACTGTTGATTGACTGGAACGGAATCAAAATCGTCGAAACGGACTGTATGCTACCGATTGACCGCGTGAAGCCATACGCGAGAAACGCAAAGCGGCATCCGCAGGAGCAAATCGACGAAATCAAGGCAAGTATCAAGCGGTTCGGTATGGACGACCCCATCGGCATCTGGGGCAAGGAAAACCTGATTGTCGAGGGGCATGGGCGGCTGGAAGCGTGCAAGCAGCTCGGCATCCCGACAGTGCCGTGCATCAGGCTCGACCACTTAACAAAAGAAGAGCGCAAGGCGTACACACTGGCGCACAACAAAACCAACATGGACAGCGGCTGGGACTTTACGGCGCTTGACCAAGAGCTGGCAGAAATCGTTGACATTGACATGAGCGAGTTCGGATTCGGTGCATTAAATAGTTTCATCGAAGAAAACGATTCTCCGAAAACATTTAAGGAATTTACTGGGGAGGAAGAAGTAAATCATAAATGTCCGAGGTGCGGATATGAATGGAACTAATATTTATTCCGTTCCTTCTATGAAAGAAATAGATGAAATTCCGTGGAATGGATATAATGTAGTAAGCACATTCTCCGGTGGTGGTGGTTCTTGCCTTGGGTATAGAATGGCGGGTTACAAAATTCTGTGGGCAAATGAATTTGTCGAAGAGGCTCAAAAAACATATCGCGCCAATCATAACGGCACATATCTCGATACAAGAGATATTCGAGACATAAAGCCGGAGGAAATTCTTGAACAGATTGGACTAAAAAAAGGTGAGCTTGACTTATTCGATGGGTCGCCTCCGTGCTGCGCATTTTCCACAGCGGGAAAGCGCGAAAAGGGATGGGGAAAAAAAAGAGCATATAGTGACGGGAAAAGTCAACAGATAGAGAATCTTTTTCTTGAATATATTAGAATACTAAATGGATTACAGCCCAAAACATTTGTAGCTGAAAACGTTTCAGGAATGGTAAAAGGAACTGCTATCGGATATTTCCGCGAATATATAAAGTGCATGGAGCAGTGCGGCTACAAAGTAAAAGCGCAGCTAATCAATGCAAAATATTTAGGTGTCCCGCAAAGCCGCGAACGTATAATTTTCGTCGGTGTAAGAAACGATATAGGAATTATGCCTTGCTTTCCCAAACCCTATAATTATGTTGTGCCGCTTGGGAACGCATTAAAAAATATTACAAACGATGAAAAAGAGATAAAGCAGCTTATCGAGGATGCGAATAAATACAAATGGGGAGAGATACTAAAAAAAATACCGAGAAACCCAAAAAAACCTATATCTGGTGCTTCCGTCGCAAATGGTTCATACTTTAATTTAATAAGAGAATCGCTATATGCGCCATGCTCGACGATATGTCAGATGCACGGAAATGCCAGCGCAGCTGGAAGTTGTCACCCGACAGAAGATAGGAAATTTACAATAGCGGAGCTGAAAAGAATAACAAGCGTACCCGACGATTTTGTTTTAACGGGAACATTTGCGCAGCGATGGGAACGTCTTGGGCGTATGGTTCCGCCAATAATGATGCGCGAAATATCGAGAACAATAAAAGAAAACATTCTCGATAAATTATAAAAGGAGAAAAGCCATGAGCGAAATCGACAATATTATTCCAAAGGAAAAATGGCAATTCGGAAGAGATGTCGCGGAATGCTTTCCCAATATGCTTGAACGCTCCATTCCGGGATATGTACAGATGCGCGAATTAACATTTGCAGTAGGCGAAAAATATCTTAGGAAAGATGGGAAAATATCAAATATTGTAGATATTGGATGTTCAAACGGATTATCTATTTATCCGTTTTTGCAGAAATACGGAGCGCGTATTCGGAGTTTCCTTGTTGATAATAGTGATGCTATGATTGAAGCAGTGAACAAGGAATATTCCGGCTGGATTAGCTGTGGAGCAATGCAGACGTATTGTTGCGATATTACCAAGCAATATCCACAAACAATTGCTGACTTGACGCTTTTGGTTTTGTCATTGCAGTTCGTGCCAATCGAGGAACGTCAGCAGTTGCTGAAAAAAATTTACAATCACACGGAAAAAGGCGGAGCAATCATCCTTGTTGAAAAAGTACAAGGAGAAGATGCGGAAATGGACGATTTGCTGACGGACTGCTACTATGCACAAAAACGTGCGAATGGATATTCCGATACACAAATCATCGAAAAACGCAGAAGTTTAAGAGGCGTTCTCGTGAACCTGAAACCTGAATGGAATGAAGAGCTTTTGAGAGGCGCTGGATTTACAAATATTCAGATGTTTTGGCGACACCTGAATTTTTGCGGGTGGGTTGCGAAAAAATGAGCGACGACTTCAACCTCGACATCCCGGAAATCCACCTCCCGGATACAATCGAGCTTGACGACGACATAGACTTCTCCGTCGCTGATTTTTCCCTTGTAGACGAGGAAGAGCAGACGCGCATCATAAAGCCCAAGATGGTAAAAAAGGCAGACGCAGAAAATACAGTTCGCGGTTCAAACTCAACCGCGTAACGGGCGAAATCACGAACGAAAAGCGCAGCACGAGGGTTTAAGCAATCAAGGGGGCGATAAAGCGTGGAATTTTCGCGTCTTTACGAGAATCTTTCCAAGTGGTTTCCTTCTCCATCTGAATGTGCAGGCGTATATGACATCCCGGTTATCGCGCCAACAAGCGAACCAGACGTGACGGAGTGGATTCCATTCAACGACTTGTCCAAGCCTTTTAAGGCGACGCAGGGCATCCATATGTTTGTGGACGACTACCGCATGAAGCGGCTATGGGCGCAACCAGACAGGTATCTTGCGATTTTGGAGCTTGCCGGGTGCGTCGCATCCCCGGACTTCTCCATCTATCAGGACACGCCCGAAGCGCTGAACATATATTGCCACTACATGAAGCATTGGCTTGCGGCTTATTGGCAATCGTATGGCATCAAGGTAATCCCTACAATCTGTTGGGGAAGCAAAAAGACGTTCAGCTGGTGTTTTGACGGAGAGCCGACGAACGCACCGGTAATCGTTTCATCCGTTGGAACGCAAAAAAATCCAGAAAGTAAAAAAGCATTTTTGTATGGGTATAACGCGATGGCGGAGCGACTATCACCAACTGTAATTCTGCTTTGCGGGAAAAAGCCGAAAGAATGCACGGGGAATATCGTAGAAATCGCGCCATTCTACGACAGCGTTATCAGGAGGAGAAAAAATGTTTCAGTTTAGGTTGCAAGCGTGGGGGGGGAGAGGCGGCAGCCTTTCAGCGAAAAACACTTCTTCCACCTATGTTTCCGGCGGCAAAGTTGCAACCGTCGAATACTACAACCAAAATAGCGGCTCACGCGTCGAAAAAATCCGGACATTCGCCGACAATGATGGGTTTGTAAAAGATTTAGAAGTATTTGCCATGTCATACTTAGTTCCCAATAAATATGACGTGGTTGTCCCACTGTATGTTTCAACCGCAAGAAGCGAAACCCCGTTTCTTGGCAGCAGCAAGGAAGGCTTTGCACTGGGACAAAAAACAGGGCGGCGAGAAATGGCTCATATCGGCATCAATGTCAACACGCCTAAGGGTGTATCTGAAAAGCAAGAGGCATATGCCAAAAAGGTCGCAACCCAAATGATACAGCGAAGCGCAGAGCATTTCGTCCAAGGCGTCGCACTTGGGCAGACGACGCTTGAAAATTTGGGAGAAGTGTTCAAGAAGCAGCCTGCACTCTCTGCGAGACAGGTATTAGACGGGAAATTCAGGTAATCAGGCGGTGAGTAAATGCCGAGAGGAACTCATCCTAATAGCCTCGCAAACCTGCAAAAGGGGAAAAGGTTCGGGAGCGGGAAGGACGGGGCGACGAGTGACGCGAGGAAAGCGCACGAAAAAGCAACGCAGGCGCGCAAAGCAAATTTTACCGTCAAGGAGCTGATGCTCAATCTGCTTGACGAGCCGTTGCAAAATGGCGGGACGTTGCGAGAAGCACTTGTGAGACGCACCGTCAAAATGGCAGCAGACGGGAATTTACCCGCTTTTCAGTATATCATGCGGATTATCGGGGAAGACCCCGGTGACATCGTCAACATCAAAACGCCGCAGTTGTCCGAGGACGCGAAAGCAGACATTGACAAGTTGCTGAAAGAGACGCGGGGAGAAGTAAAATGACGACGCTGACGCGGGATGAAGTGTGGAACATTTGGCGATACCATCCCGCCGCCGTCGGAAGAATGTGCGGATTCCGTGACTTAACAGACGACCTTCACGGACGCTGGATGCAGCACATCATCTTCGGAGCAGAGGACTACACGCTTCAAGCGCATCGCCTATCCTACAAGTCTTCCTGCCTTTCCGTCGCTTTGGCAATGTGGTGCGTCCTTAACCACGGAAAAAACGCGATTTTCATGCGAAAAACCGACAGCGACGTTGTGGAGAGCATCGCACAGGCGAAAAAGGTATTCGCGAACGAGGCTTTTTGCTACATGGCGCAAATCCTCATGCAGCAGGACGTGACGCTACTGAAATCTGGCGGCAACTGTATGACGGTGAGCGTGTACGATTCGCCGCGTGGCGCTGACCAGCTAATCGGCATCGGCTGCGGTTCGTCCATGACTGGCAAGCACGCGGATTTGATTGTGTGCGACGACGTTGTAAACCTCAACGACCGCATCAGCCGCGCAGAACGAGAGCGCACCAAGGGCGTTATACAGGAATTGCGAAACATCGTCACCCGCGACGGGCGAATCGTCTTCATCGGCACACCGTGGCACATCGAGGACGCGTTCACGCTGGTTGCGCCGCCGGAGAAGCACGACTGCTATTCCACCGGGTTGATTGCGCCGGAGAAGCTGGAAGAACTGCGGAAATCAATGTCGCCGTCGCTGTTTGCCGCGAACTACGAGTTGCGCCACATTGCCGCCGAGAACGCGCTGTTCGACACGCCGCCGACGTTCACGCCGGAGGCGGAAAAGTTGCGGGACGGCATCGCGCACGTTGACGCTGCATACGGCGGCGAGGACTACACCGCGTTGACGTGCGCCAAGAGGGACGGCGACACGCTGTACTTGTACGGGCGTTTGTGGCGCAAGCACGTTGACACGCTGATGGACGCACTGCAATCGGAGACGGAGCGCCTAATGTGCGCGCCGATTTACTGCGAGACAAACGGCGACAAGGGATATTTGGCGCGGGAATTGCGCCGCCGCAATATGGCGGTACGCGCATACCCGGAGAAAATGAACAAGTACCTAAAAATCAGCACATACCTCAAAAAGTGGTGGGGGAATATCGTGTTTTTGGAAGGCACAGACAGGGAATATATCGCGCAGATTATGGACTACACCGAGGACGCGGAGCACGATGACGCGCCGGACAGTGCCGCGTGCTGCTGTCGGATTCTCGATAGGAGCGGCGCGTGTTTGTATGTTGGGGGGTGATACAGATGTTTACAAAAATCACATGGCAAGACTGGCAGAACGAGCCGGACAAAGCAAAGGCAACGCTGGCGGTTATCGGAGCATATAAACACAGCGAGGACTTTAACAAGGCGGGAATCGCGCAAAGATACTATGAAGCGCAGAACGATACCGTTTCCGCGAAAGTCGTGCTGCGAGCAACCACATCGGAATCGGAGCAAAAAACAGCCGATGGGAAAATAGTCAAGAAGAAGGGGACGGCGACGGAAGCAGTCCCCGGACAGCGCATTTACAGCGACTTTTTCCGCCGCTTCACCATGCAGCAGGCTAATTATCTGCTGGGAAACGGCGTGGAGCTGGAAGACGACGCGACAAAAGAGAAGCTGGGCGTCGGTTTTGACACGACGCTTGCGAAAATCGGGCTGTATGCGCTTGTGCATGGCGTGTGCTGGGGATACTGGAATCTCGACCACGTTGAGATTCTGCGAGCGTACACGGACAAAAATAGCGGGTTCGTGGCGCTGCTGGACGAGCTGACGGGCGAACCGATGGTTGGCTTGCAGTTCTGGCAGATTGGCGACGACAAGCCGCTGATGGCGCGTGTGTTCGAGCCGGACGGCGTGACGGTTTATAAAACGCGCGAGAATGCCTCTGATTTGGAGGTGGCGCAGGAGAAACGCGCCTACAAGCGCACATACGCGAGGGACATCACGGGAGAGCGCCTTGTGTCCGAGGAGAATTATAGCGCACTGCCGATTGTGCCGCTGTACGCCAACGACAAGAAGCAGACGGAGCTGACGCTGGCGATTCGCTCAAAAATCGACCTGTACGACATCGTTCTTTCCGACTTCGGAAACAATCTGGAAAAGGCGAACGATGTTTACTGGGTACTGAACAACTTCGGGGGAAATTTCGACGAGGTTGCGCTGATGCTGGAACAGATTCACCGCTTGAAAGCAATCGCGAACATTTCGGACGGCACGTCATCCAGCACGGTAACGCCTGAAACGTTTGAAGTTCCGTATGCAGCGCGTCAAACCGCGCTGGAACTGCTGGAACGGCAGCTTTATCGCGATTATATGGCGCTGGATATATCGGAGCTGACGGGCGGCAGCCTGACGAATGTTGCAATCCGGGCGAGTATGGCAAATTTGGACTTGAAGGCTAACGCCTACGAATGGCAGTGCTTTGATTTCGTGCAGAAACTTCTGCGGATTCTGGGCATCGAGACCGAAACAATCCGCTTCAAGCGACAGACAATCGCAAACGAGAGCGAGATTATCCAGAACATCTACACAGCGCAGGGCGATTTAGACAAGGAGACGCGTCTGAAACTCAATCCGATGATTCTGCCGGAGGAAATCGACGACATTATCAAGCGCGGGGAAGAAGAATCGCTTTTGGGTATGCGGATGGCGCAACAGGCAATGCAGCAGACGGAGGGGGACGAACAGAATGCTTCTGATTCTGATGGTAATTCTGGCAGTGTTGGCAGCTAACAACGTGATTATCGTTCCGGGCTGGCTCTTGTGGTTTGGCTTCATCGTAGGGACAATTGCGTACATTGACGAACACGATTCGTTGTTGGAGAAAAAGCCGTGACGGACGTGGAGCGCAACGATTTGCGCGAAGCCGCGCTGCAAATGCGCATAAGGAAGATGTACCAAGAGGCGCTTGACATCGCCACGGAGCGCCTGAAAGACTTCTTGCAAAAAAAGCAACAAGTGGACTATGGCAAGATAAAGCCGCCCGCGTACTACGACACGCCCGAAAAGGTGGAACGGTGGAAAGCGGGTTTTGTCCGCGAACTCATCCGTCAATACCGGGTGGAAGAAGTTATCATGGAAGAAATCTGCAAGGCAGGCAACCGGGCAACCGACGACATCCGTAACACGATGGGCGACGTGTACGCCGATAGCTTAGGCGAGGCGCAAACCGTTATCGAGGCGCAGGCAGACCGCGCGGGTGTTAAGGTCTCGTTCGCGCAGCCGAATAAACGCGAAATCAAGGCGATTTTTGCCGCTAACGAAACAGCATTCACAAAGCTGGCGTACAAGAATCTGGGGCAAAACACCGAAATTCGCCACAAGTTGCAAAATGCGCTGGCGCTTTCGTCCACGCTGGGCGAGGACAGGAAGAAACTGATGAACCGCATCAGCGACATCACAGGACAGAGCGAGTGGCAAGCGCGGAGAGTAGCGCAGACGGAGCGGACACGTTCGCAAAACCAAGCTTCCTATGCCGCGTCACAGGAAGCCGCAGACCAAGGCGTGCCGATATACAATCGGTGGCGGTGTCGTTTCCGCAATAGCCGCGAACCGCACATGGCGCGGCATGGGCAAGTTGCAAAGCAAGGCGAATGCTTTCCGAACAGTAACATGCGTTTTCCGGGCGACCCGAACGGCAGTGCTGCGGAAACCATCAATTGTCATTGCGGCATCCGCCCGATTGTGTTGCTTTCGACCGAGTACATGGGCGAAGACGGCAAAATCCACAAAAAGGAGTAGCGTATGCCGGGAATGAAAGACAATACTGCTCAAATTCAGCAGCAACTTGATAGGGCTATGAAAATCGCATTGCTGGCAATTCGAACTGACGCTGTTGGCATGGTGCGCGACACGATGGACTACGCATATCCCAAACCTATATACTACAATGGAGACTTGTGGCTCGATATTAGCGCGGAAATCAACAGCGAGGGGAACGGAATTGTCGTTGGAACAAATATGGAATATGCGCCATATGTGCATGATGGACACGCCGGACACGCCGTATTTTTCCCGAACATTGGAGACAAAGGCGAGTTTCGCGTTATGCCGGGAGGCTACACGCCGGGACGACCATTTTTAACCGACACATTTAAAAACAGCGAAAATGCACAACGTCTCGTTGACATCGTAGCCGACCAAATCAAACAGAATATGGACTAATCACAGCAATATCAGCGCATGGCAAAGAACCGCCGTGCGCTGTTTGCATATATGCGGGAAAGCAAAGCACCGCATACCCGCAAACAATCAAAGGCGCAAAGCACCGCGCCCCGAAGCAAAGGAGATTGAATCATGAACATCCTCACCCGGAAGAACCTGAAAGCCCTGAATGTGCCTGATGAAGCGATTGACGCGATTGTGGAAGCCCACAGCGACGCAATCAACGACATCAAGGCGGAGCGTGACAAATACGCGGAAAAGGCGCAGCAGATTGCAGCGCTGACAACGGAGCGCGACACGCTCAAGCAGCAGCTTGCCGACGCGAAGCAGAGCGGCGGCGACGCGCAGAAGATTCAGGAGGCGTTCGACGCCTACAAGCAGCAGGTGGAAACGGAGAAAAAAACCGCGACGTTGACAACCGCCGCAAGAAAGCTGCTGACCAGCAAGGGGATGCAGGAGAAACTTGCAGACCTTGTAATGGCAAAGCGCGGACTGGACGGCATCGAACTCGACGACAAGGGCGCAATCAAGGACGGCGACAAGCTGATTGACGCGCTCAAGGGCGAGTATGGCGACCTCTTCTCCACGCAGCAGCAGCAGGGTACACCTACCACAACCCCGCCGAGCGGCGGCAATGCCACGCACGGCAGCGGACGCGCCGCAGCACTGGCGGCGAAGTACGCGCAAGATATGTATGGCGCAGTTGCGCCGGAAGGAGCAAACAAATGAGCTTTACCAACAAGGCGACCGGGACTGTTTACCAGCCCGGTTATTTTCTTGAAAACGCGGAGGACGCAATCCGCGAAACCAAGCAGATTAAGCAGTCGGGCGCTACCACCGCCGAAAACGGCGCGAAGTACGTCAAGATGGGGACTGTCTACCCCGCGAATGACGGCACTGCCGTCGGCATCGTGTACGAGGACGTGGACGTTACCAGCGGCGATATGCCCGGCAGCGTCGTGACGCGCGGCACGGTTTACGAGAGCCGTCTCCCCGCTGCAATAAACAGCACCGCCAAGAGCGCGCTGACGGCAAAGGGCTTCTACTTCATCGCCGCCGAAGCCGCAACGGTGCGTCCGTACTGACGAAAGGAGAATACTATGCAGATTCCGTCTTTTGAGAACAATATTTTCGGTCTGATTCCCAAGGAGGAGTGGCTGGACGTTGGCTTTAACGTCAGCCGCCCGAATGACCCGGTTGACGCGCTGTTTCCCGACGAATACAGTGAAAATCTCGTGGCTAAGTGGCAGGAGATTGCCAACCAGTACCAGCTTCCCGTGATGGCGGACTTCCACAGCTTTGATAGCCGGACGAACATCGCCACCCGCATCCCCGTCGACACGCACAGCATCGAGAAAGGACTGATTAAGGTAAAAATTAACCAGTCCGAGCGTATGCGTGCGCTGCTGCGTTCCGGCGTGCAGAATGATGCTATGTACGACTACGTTATCCGTGACGGCATCATGCTCGCCGACCAAGTTGTGACGCGAACCAAGGTTGCGAAGAACGAAGTTCTGGCGACTGGCAAAATGACCATCAAGGAAAATGACCTTGACCTGACTATCGACTATGGCGTGAAGCCGGAACAGACGGAATTCACGTTCGACTTCAGCGAGGACGCGGACATTCCTGCACAGATTCAGTTCGTTGTTGACACCGCGCTGGACGCTGGCACGACGCTGGACACCATCGTAACGAGCCGCAAGGTTATCAACAAGATTCGCGCAAACAGCGCAATCCAGAAGCGCATCAACGGCACGTTGAGCGAGGGCGCATATGTAAGTAACGCCGCGCTGAATACGTTCTTCTCCACGGAGTACGGCATCAACCGCGTTATCACTAACGATTTGCAGTACGCCATTGATGGCGGAATCGGCGCGGATGGGCGACCGATTCGCACGACCAAGCGCTATTTCCCGCAGGACAAGATGACGTTCATCGGCACTGGCAGCGCCATGACGCGCATCGGCGCGGGCTTGTGGGGACAGACCCCGGAAGAGACGGTAAACACCGCCAATACCGGGCTTAACGTCAATCAGTCCGGGCAGCACCGCTATGTGATGGTGTCGCAGTGGCTGGAGAATGACCCTGTCGTTCTGTGGACGCGGGCATCCGGCTTGTTTATGCCTGTTATCTTCAATCCGCAGAGCATCTGGATTGCTACCATCACGGACGCGGCGACAGGTCAGTTGACGGTTTCTTCCGCTGCCGGCACTGGCAAGGGCAACACGAAGCTGACTGTCAGCCCCGCGAAGGAATCCAGCTCCAACCTGTACAAGGTGAAGGCTGGCACGACCGCGCCGACTGCGACCTATGGGCAGAATGTCCGCACTTGGAGCAACTGGGACGGCACGTCTGACCTTGCCATTGCGACCGGGCAGAAGGTGACGGTTGCGGAATGCACCAGCGACTACCGTGTGATTCGTTCCGGCAGCGCGACGGTGACGGCAGCGACCTAATGGAGGTGGAAGCATGGCTGTGACGCTGGAAATGGCAATGCGCGAGTGTAACAACTTTTTTGAGCGCTGCAAGTACGCTGGGGAGATTCGCATCGCGGGCGGTAAAATCGTTCCTGATGTAGGTTCGCCCTATGTGTACATCAGCGGCAGCGCGCGGAACGACGGCGTTCACAGCCTTGTTTCTGGCGCAATGGAGGACGCGGACGGGGAGGAAACTTTCGACGGCACGTTGTGGTTTCTGTACCCGCCGCGCCCGTTTGTCGAGATTGCAAAAGAATGCGCGGAGTACGAGACGAAAAACCCGACGGGGGCTTATACGTCGGAATCGTTCGGGCATTATAGCTATTCGCGGGCGACTGGCAGCAATGGCGTTGTGACGTGGCAAGCGGCATTCGCGGACAAACTGCGACCGTATCGCCATATGTACACGGAGGTGGGCTGATGGCGTGGACTGATTTTCTGGATGACGCTTGCATTGTTGACAAGCGCACGGAATCCGACGGCATGGGCGGCATCGTTGTCACATGGACAGATGGCGCGCCGTTCCGCGCCGGATTTATCCGCAACAGCAGCACGGAAGCCCGGATTGCATACCAAAACGGCATCCGCGAACTCTTCACCATCGTTTTTTCCGATATGTTGGAACTGCTTCCGAACGACCGCGTGAAGCGGATTTCCGACGGCAAAGTCTTCCGCATCACGTCCGACGCGCGGGATATGACAACGCCGGAGCAGAGCGATATGCACTTCCGCGAGGCTGACGCGGAGGTGGTGACGGCGTGATTGACTTGCAGCGGAAACTATACAAGTTTTGGAGCAGCTTCACCTACGAGGGCAAGCCCATCCCTGCATACGTCGAGGATGCAGTGCCGGAGGAAGCGTCTTTTCCCTATTTTGCGTTTCAGGTGCAAGAGGGAGACACATTCGGAAAATCTACAATGATTTGCACGCTGTGCTGTCAGGCGGAAAACGGCAGCAACGTCAACTTGCAGCGCGCCGCAATCCTCGACGAGGTTCGCCGCGCTATTCCGCCGGAGGGAACGGCAATCTATTGCGACGATGGCTTTATCACGCTGTACCGCAATAATAGCAACTTTTTCCGCCTTGAAGTGGACACGACGCTTAAAAGCGTCTGTTACGGGCGGATTTACTATGAAATCGTGACTTATTACACCTAACAGGAGGTAACAAAATGACGACTGGGCTTCGGGCAAGCACATTTGAGAATCTGCAGCTCAATGCCGGGATGTTTCTTGCTAATTTCGACTATTCCACCGCCACGGACGCGGCGACGCTGGGCGCGCTGCTGAAAACGGAGCGCGAAAAGACAAGCGGCTCTGCGCTGATTGGCGCGACGCGCGGCGGCGGCACGTTCGTCTGCACGCCCAACACGCGCAGCATCGAAGCGGACGGCAAGCGAGAGGAATGGAAAGGCAGCAGCGTCAACGATGGTTGGACTATCAAGCTGACGACTACCCTGCTGGAAATCAACGCCACCAACCTTAAACGGTCTTTCGGCACTGCCGATTTGACGGACACGGAGAAGAAGCACACAATCAAGATTCGTACCGATATTGAGGATGCGGATTATATTGATAGCCTTGTTTGGGTTGGCGACACCTCGAAGGGCTATGTGCTGATTGCCATCAAAAACGCGCTGAACACGGCGGGCGCAACGCTGACGTGGACGGACAAGGGTGAGGGCACTATCCCGGTGGAGTTTACCGCACATCAGGACGGTCTGGAAACCGACGGATATGCACCTTGCGAGGTAATTTTCTTCGACCCCGCCGCCTAACAACACGCGGCAGGGTTCGCGCCCTGCCGCATTTTAGTGAATCTGAGGAGGAAAACGCATGAATACCGCAACCGCATTTGAGCAGATGGCGAACGCCATTCCGTACATCGACAAGCTGGTAAATAGCAAGGAAATGAAAGCCTTCGTGGAAGAAAAGAGCAAGGGTGACGTTGTCGGACGAGACATTCTGATGAAGATGCTGCCGATTCTGTACGCCAAGCATCCCAAGGAAACGATGGGCATTCTCGGCGCGATGCACGGCAAGACGGCGGAGGAAGTCGCAGAAATGGACTTCACGGAAACTGCTGCCATGATGGACAAGGACACGCTCGATTCGCTGTTTGCTTTTTTTACCTTTGCGCTTCGTCTGGGGTGCATCATGTAATCCCTGTGCTGTACAAGTACCGCCCGCAAAACGTTCACGCGCTGGGGGTGCTTCTGGCGCATGAAACGCAGGAGGAAGCCAAACGCTGCTACATGGCTAATATGGCGTGGATGACGGTGCTTGCTATTTCGTCGTTCGGCGGCTCGAATCTTGAAATCCCGTCATACAGCGACGTTTTCGGCGAAGAAAAGCACGAAACAAAGCAAAAAACAGCAGAGGAAATCTGCGACGATATTATAAACGGACTCATGGCGAGGGGAGGTGCAGAAGATGGCGGAAGCATTTGAGTTGTACGCAAGTTTTAAGATTGATACAAGCGGCTACACGCAAGAACTGAATAAAATCCGGCAGGAAATGCAGCAGTTTCAGCAAGAGCTAAACAGCTTTGCTGTGCATCCGACGTTCGACGGTGGACGTTTTCAAGCAGAATTGCAGCAAGCGCAGCAGCAGTCCACGCAAGCGACGGAAGAAATCCAGCGTTTGCAGCAGCAAATCCAGTCTTTGCAGCAAGCCGCAGACGGCGGCGGTTCTGGCGATTCGGGCGGCGGTGTGCTGAGCGGATTTTTGAGCCAACTCGATGTTATTGGTGATATTGCAAGCGGGCAGTTCCTTGCAAACATGGCAGTAAACGTCATCAATAGCATTATCGACGGCATCACGGGGTCGATTGATGAATCAATCGGGCTTGCGTCCGACCTTGTGGAGACGCAGAACGTTGTTGATGTGACGTTTGAAGATTCCGCGTCCACCATTAACAAGTGGGCGCAGGAGGCGCTGAACGCCTACGGCATCACGGAAACCAAGGCGAAACAGTATTCGTCCACGCTGGGCGCGATGCTTAAGTCGATGGGCATTGCCGATGACCAAGTGCTGCAAATGTCTATGGATATGGCGGGGCTGGCGGCGGATATGGCGTCGTTCTACAACCTCGACCACGACACAGCATTTGAGAAAATCCGCTCCGGCATCTCCGGGGAAACCGAACCGTTGATTTTAGCGGCTTAATGGAGAAATCCATTCTGAAACTGCTGGTGAACGCAAGCAAAAGCGGTGTGCATGAAAATGCGCTAACGGTAAAACTCTAAACTTGCCAATTGCAAGCACGACAATACCGTGCCAAGCCGTCACGGACGGAAGGTGTAACGACTAATTGTAGCGTCGAGATTAGCACGACGCGAAGTGCCAGCCGCCCCCCGAAAGGGCGAAGAGATAGTCTAATCCCCTGCAAAATATCGGGAAACCGAGGGTATAAATGTAAAATCTTTGGGCATCAATATGTCCGTTGCGAACCTAAACGCCTTTGCGCTCGAAAAGGGCATGAACAAGGCGTTTGATAAAATGTCGCAGGCGGAACAAGCAACGCTGCGCTATCAGTATCTGCTGGAAGCCACGAAGGACGCGCAGGGCGACTTTGCGCGAACCGGGGACAGCTTCTCCAACGAAATGCGCAAGCTGCAAACCAACCTCGACCGCATCAAGACGGAGTTCGGCAAGGGTCTGCTGGGCGTTGTAACGCCCGCGATTTCGCTGCTCAATAATGTACTGTCGGATAAATCGTACCAGTACACGACAGCCGAAAAAATCATGCAAGAGCGGGACGACGCAATATACGACGCAAAGGCGACTTATGCGCAGTCGCTCACAATCGTTAATTCCATGCGCAACATGGAGCAGGAGAGCGGCGAAGCTGTAAAGGCAACGAAAGCATGGCAGGAAGCCCTCGAAAACCTCAAAAACGTTATGCCGGGGCTTTCGCAATACGTTGATTTAACCTCTGACGCCATTATGGGCAACACAGAAAGAATTAAACAGTATGTGGATACCGTGAATGGCGTGTCGCTGTATGGTGCACATGATACCGCCGTTACCGATGCACAAGCAGCAGTTGATGAAACGGAAAAACAGCTCGAATCCCTATATGCACGCAGAGATTATCTAAATTCGCTAATTGTGGGGTCTAATGCTGAGGAAGTAAAAGCCGCATATCATGATGTAGTAGAAAATGCCTATCAGTCCTTTGTCCGCACAATGGCTGGAACAAATGCCAACTATACGTTTGCCAATACATTTGACGAATTTTTTGCATCGCAATATGATGAAGTCGACAGGGCGATTCGCGGGGTTGGAGATTCTTCCATAAATCTCTTCGATTTCGGAGACATGCAAGCTGCGGCGTGGAGCAAGCTCACAGAAGCAATGAGCTTGCAAACATTCGATAGCAGCGCCGCCGCCGGAGAATTGGAAGAGGTTAATAGGCAAATCGAAGAAACGAACGATAAACTGAACGAGAATCAGACCGCGCTTGCAAGGGCAACAGCGGAATGGGAAGCGTACAAACGTGCACACCCGGAAGTCGAAGAACAGGTAAAATTCAACGAAGCCGTCGAGGACGAGAAGAAAGCCCTTGAAGACCTAAAGACCGCGCTGAAAGACGTGGATACCTACCGCGCGGACACGCTGAAAAAGGCGCAGGAAGCCTACAAGGGCGTTGCGTCGGGCATGGGCTACATGGTAACGCACACGCGGGCGGAAATGGATAAGCTGCTCGCAACCGATTACAGCAAGGAAAATGTGCTTAGTTGGTACGGCACGAATGCGGATGCGCTACACGCCTACAACGATGCTTTGAAGCAAGCCGAAGCGGCTGGCGTTGACGTTGGCATCTTGTCAGGGCTTACTACATACTCCCGCGATAACGATGCGTACCTTTCGCGTCTGCTGAACCTAACGCCGGAAGAAATCAAGCAGCTAAATGCAGACTACCAGCGCGCCCGCGACGAAGAAAACGCGATGGCGGAAACCAAAACGCGGTATACGCTGGCAAACGATGAGACATATCAGGCGATGCTGAAAACCGTGCGAAAGTCGCTTGAGGCGTTCCAACAGGCAGAAACAATCACCGCGTACATGGAAGAGAACGACAGTACGCATCTTGCCGGAATCGACAAGATGAAGGAAACGTTAGAGAGTGAGCTTCCAGGAATCAATGCGCTTTTGGAAAAGTACGGGTTTGGGGTGAAGTTGAGCGACTTGACGCCCAAATACCGCACCGACTACTCGACAAACGAAACGCACTACGACTTCTTGGGTGATATTTCCACTGGAAAAGGACGCGCTGCGGATGCACCGCTTGCAGTCGGCGGGCATCTGGTGGAATACTGGGCGCCAAATCCAGAAACGAATCCGCAGGAGCTTGCCGACGTTCTTGCTGCCCTCGAAGCGAAGCAGGAAGAGAATCAGAAAGTGCGCGAAGGAAACGGCTACTGGGACAAGGTACAGGAAGCAGCAGATAAAGCATACGAAAACAGAAAGCAAGTAGCGGAAAATTTGACGTTTATTCGCGAGATGCACACAACGTTTGAAACGATGCAGGAAAACTACCTAACCGCACTCAAAGAAAGAAAAGCTCCGAACATCACCAACAATGAAAATGGGGTGCTTTGGGTGCGCATCGAGAATCCAGCAGATGTTGCAAAAGCTGTTTCCGGGCTTCCTCCAACGACAATCCAGAATAATTTTTCCGTTGACGGGAAGATGATTGCGACAGCGATTGCGCCATATGTCAACTCCGCAATAGGCGGGACAATTCGCTCTAACCTGATGTTTAAGAAGTGGGGTGATTGATAATGCTTACGCGCTATCGCGCGTGGATGGGAGAGGAAGCGCTGGAAGACATCGACCCGTCCATCATCATAATCGACATCTCGGAGGACGCGCCACAAGAATCCGTGACGACAGAAGCACGCCCCGGCGGGGGAATGTACCTCACCGGGCAGCTTCGGCAGTCCATCACGGTAACAATCGCCGTGGAAATCCACGAAGCAAACACCATCCACAGGCAGCTTGTCCTCGGTAAAATCATGCGCTGGGGCAGCGGTGGTCAGTACCTGCACACGTCATACCGCCCGGAACAACGGTTGTACATCGACAGCATCGAGGCGGCGAGTGCTTCCGCGCTCAAATGGACGGACACGCTGGAAATCAAGCTGACGGCATATCAGCGTCCGTGGTGGGAGGAAGCAACTGTTTCCAAAATGGAAACAGTTGAAGCGAGCAAGAGCGGCATCCTGACGGTTTTCAACCGCGGGGAAATGCCTTGTCCGCTGGAAGCCGTTTTTGTGGCAATCGACCCGCTGACAAACGTTGCAATCAGTTGCGGAAGCGAAAAAATCGTGCTAACGAACATCAGCGTAAAAACGGGCGAGGAAATCCGCATAGCACACGACAATAAAGGCATCCAGCAAATCACGGCAGCGGGGGCATCCGCGATGGGCAACCGAAACGGACAGTCTGCCGACGAAATCACGCTAAAGCCCGGAATCAACAAGGTGTCGTTCAACGGCGACGGGCTTTTGTCGCTGACGGTCACGGCGAGGGGGCGGAAATATTAACTACAAAGCATATGGCACACCGCAGGAAGTAACCCTAACGTCCAAAATAAAATGCCGTCTTGAGGTAAACCCTGATGTGGAAAATCCCACTGGTTGGCAGATGGAGGTCGGCTATCCAACAATCGGGAGAACAAAGGTCACTTTTCCGGTTGTTCTTCCAGCCGACGCAGTAATCACCTCCGCACGAGTACACGCAGATTTTCGGCGCGACCTTTGGGGCAATCAACAAAAGCAGGACGTAAACGACGTACACGTTGACGAGGCAGGATTCGCAACAGTAACACTTCCTGACGGAGCAAGCACCGTATCCCTTATTGTAACACTATCCTTTCAAATGTGGGGAAAAGTTTACACGGATACGGTTGAACGGACTTTTAACGTAGACGTCCACGACATCTACATCACAATCGACTATGTTTCCGGCATCATCCCAGACCCAGACGCAAGCAAGGCATACACCAACAACGTCCGTTTTCCGCGTCTGCTGGACAAAAATCTGCGGGAAATCAAGCGTTTGCGCCCGTCGTCGCTGTCGCTGTCCTTGTCCCTCGACGACATTTCCACCGCGAGTATGACGCTTGTGGACGGCACATGGATGGACGTAACGCAGTTCGTGGAGTTGTACCACATCGGCGGCAGCGTCGGCATTTTCCGCTTGCGCTCAGACACGCAGACATACAGAAATTACGCGACGCAGGAAGTCAACCTTGACCACGCTATTTCCACGCTGATGGACGGGCTTCTGCCGGAGCAGCTAAAAATCGGCAGCGCATCCGTTGACGCGGTTGATGTTCTGGCGCAGCTTCTCACCTACCAGCCGGAAACGCGCTGGCAGATTGGAACGTGCGAATTATCGCAACACCTCACATACGATTTCGACGCGGGAACGAACATCTGGACAGCAATCAACAACGTCAAGGACTTGTCGCCTGCAGAAATGATGTGGCAGTACGACTTTTCCACTCATCCGTGGACGCTCAACCTCGTTAATATGCCAAATACCGTCTCCTGCGAAGCGCGTTTTAACGGCGCGCTAACCAGCGCAACGGTCAGCACCGACCGCGACGACCTTGTGACCCGTATGTACGCATACGGCAAAAACGGCATCACCGTTGGCACGGTAAACGATGGCAAGGACTACATCGACGCGGACACCATCGACGAGTGGGGCATCGTGTGCGGCAAGTACTCGGATAACAGCATCACGGACAAGGAGACGCTTTTGGAAAACGCAAAGAAAGAACTGGCGAAAAAGAAAAACCCGCCAATTTCCATTGACGTTTCCCTTGTGGAGCTTTCCGCCATAACAGGATTGCCCTACGACCATTTCCGGCTGGGGAGCATCTGCCGGGTTGCAATGCCTAAATTCGAGCGCTGCTACGATGAGCGCATCCTGACACTTAACGCGGACAACGTGCTGCTTGAGCCGCAAAAGGTGCAAGTCACCATGTCAACGGAGGGCAAGAGCGTCAGCGGCATCATCGAGGCGCTGGGCGGCAAGAGTGGACTTATTTCCGCCGGAACGGAATAAGGAGGACACATGAATGAGTTAAATTATACTTGCAACCTGTCTGCCGGGTTGCGGATGACACCGCTTAAAGCGGCGCTCGTGCAAGGCGAAGCAAACGCCCACAAGTTGAAAATCGCGTTTGAGAAGGACGGCGCGCCATACAGCATGGATTCGGGCGCAACGATTGTCGGCAGCTTTATCAGGCTGGATAGCGTCGCAAGCACGGACGAAAACCCGACGATTCTTTTGCAAGGCGCAGTCAGCGACGGCGTGGCATCCGTGACGCTTTCCGCTGCTTGCTATGCTGTTGTTGGGCGCTTCCGCCTGATGGTCACGGCGACGGTCGGCGAGGACACGACGGCTATCTTGTGGCTTGAGGGACGCGTCGCGGCGGGGGCAACCGGGACGGTGTACGACCCGGATAACGTCATTCCCGACATTACAACGGTGCTTGCAAAAGTGGAAGACTGCAAAAACGCAGCGGCAAGCGCGAATGCAGCGGCAGAAAGCGCAACATCCGCAGCGCAGCAGTTTCTGGGGAAGCACATCACGGATGAGGAAAAATTGTTACTGCTGGAACTGCTGCAAATGGCGGCATATCGCTCAAACACCGCCGCGCAAAATTATAGCAAGCTATACGCAGCGTGGAAGGACGATGTATCAGCGCTTGAGGCACAGCGTCCGCGAATCGTCAGCGTTGAGGCGGACAAAACAACAATCGCCGTCAGCGAAAGCGTGACGTTCACGGTGACGCAGAAGAACGCGGCATCAATCTGTTTCCTTGTGGACGGCACAGTAAACGAACGAATTTATGACGTTCAGCAGGAAACGATAACGTTTACAAAGCAGTTTCAATCTACCGGGAGCGGAACGCGGATTGTTGCATTTCAGGCGGTTGACGCGAGCAGCAACGTCGGGCTGGAATCGGATAGTATCATCATCACAATTAAGGAGGCGGCACAAAATGGCGTGGAATCTAATCCGCAGGAATAACGGCGAGACTATCCACACGGACTACGTTGAGTGGATGTTGGATAACGCCGCCGACATCTCCAACGGCACAGAGCCGGGGAAGTCTGGAAGCATCGGCAGTCTGGCGTACACCGCCGGATTTGGGGCGATGTGGCAGAAGGACGCGCAGGGTGCGTGGGTGAAGCTGGGAGGTGGCAACTAATGGTTGATGCAAGCACGATTGGTGTGATTCAGGCGCTTTACGGCACAGGCGCAAACGGTGGGATTCCTACGCCGCTGGTGACGGACAAGACGCTGGCGCTGGAGAACCGCGCGGCGGACGCGAAAGCTGCTGGCGACGCTATCCGCGCGGTCACGAATACCGCCAACACGCTTTCCGCGCGCGCGAATGTGTTATCTGGCAGTGTGTCCGGCGCGTCGATTACTGCGACGGATTCTTTCGCCGCGCCTTTTGTCGGACTGCGTGTCTGCGGCAAAAGCACGCAGGACGGCACGCCGCTCCCGACTGCGCCCGTGCCGATTGTCAGCGCGGGTGACGGCGGAACGGTGGTGGTCACGGTGTCGGACGGCGCGAATAATTCGCAGACGCTAACGCTGCAAACGCCGAACGCGCTGCCGGGCATCCCGGTCACATCCGGCGGAAACTACACGGACGAGAACGGTCAGCAGTGGGTGTGCGATGAGGTGGACTTGGCGCGCGGGGTGCGCGTGCAGCGCATCACCAAAATCAAGGTGACGTCTTCGCTCAACTGGCAGACGTCCGGACAAAAGGTTGATAGATACTTTGCTTGGTTCGCTGGCACTTCTGCGACAAATGTTCTTTGTACGCACTTTTCCACCACCGTAGGTTCGGAAGCTGTCGGCGGCGCTATCGCAAACCAAAACAACCTCATCGGCTTTGCCTATGCGCAAAAAGGCACATCAACACTTGATGAATTCAAAGCATTCCTCGACGCGAAAGATGTGTATGTTTGGACATCGCTTGCAACTCCCGTCGAAACCGCCCTTTCCGCTGCGGAAATTGCCGCGTACAAGGCGCTGACCACCTACGCCCCGACGACCAGCATCAGCGTTACTGATGGCGCTGGCGCAGAAATGAAGTATCAGCGTGACGTAAACATTGTAATCAAAAATCTTGAGGATGCGATTGCATCCATGACGCAAAATTAAGGGGGTATCTTTATGGCAATCAATAGTAAGGCACGGCATGATTTGACGCTGCGCGCGATTAAGCGCGAGATTTCCGCTGGGCGCGACGTGGCATTCTGGCTCGATAAGGCTTATGCCCACCTCGATAACGGTCTGTTTGGCGAGAACGACATCGCCGAAATTGAGACGTTGGCACAGGCGTACTATGATTCGCTGGACGCAGCGGAAAATGAGGGAGAAAACGCAATCTAAGTTGCAATTAAGTTGCAATTAAGTTGTAAGCAAGTTGCAATCTCGACTTTTAGCACTGCACAAATGCCGAAAAATCGGCATTTTTTAAGTTGCACGCAAGTTGCACGCAAGTTGCACGCAAGTTGCACGCAAGTTGCAAGTTAGTACCAAGTTAGTACCAAGTTAGTACCAAGTTTTAGGAGGTGTCATCATGCCCAAAATCGCAGCGTCCGCTATTCTGGGCGACTTCCAGCGGATGCTTGACGAGCACTGGAAGTATACGGCTGGTGCAGCGGAGGCAGGAAACGTTGACTGCTCCGGCGCGTTTGTGTGGTCATACCGTCAGCACGGACAGCGCATCTACCACGGCAGCAACCGCATTGCGCGGACGGAAATTGTTGAGCTTGTCCAGATTTCTGCCGCAAAGCCCGGAATGGCTGTTTTTAAGTGCCGGAATCCGGGTGATTCGCGGTATGCCTTGCCGTCTGGCTACAAGCAGGGCGGAAAATACTACAACGGCGATTTGAGGGATTTTTACCACATCGGGCTGATGGGTGAGGACGGCAAGGTTCTCAATGCGCAGAGCAGCGCAACGGGCTTCGTCGCTTCACCCGTCAAGTCGTGGACGTGTGCAGGATACCTCAAAAAAGTCGAATACAAGGAGGATACACCAATGGTGGATGATAGCAACGATGTTATTTGCGTCGGACACGTGACAGCGCAGAGCGGCAGCACGGTCAATCTTCGCGCAGAGCCGAGCAAATCCGCAAAGGTGCTGGAAAAAGTTAAAATCGGCACTTCTGTCAACGTCATCGGGAATAGTGGCGGCTGGCTTCACGTCGAGACGGAGACGAATCAGGGCTACATGATGGAGGAGTTTGTCGATGTGGGTATTTCCAAAACGGAAACACCCACGCTCTCTGAGCTTGCGGAACGCATCGAAAAGCTGGAGGAACGCGTCACAGCACTGGAAGGCGGGGTAGGTTGAGATGGAAAACATCACCGCCGATAAACTGATTCTGGCGCTGGGCGTGATTCTCGTTCTGCTGGGAGCATACAATACATTTTATACCGCGCGAAAAAATGTGAGGGACGAACGCAAGCGCCAGGAGCAGCCAACAAACGCGCTTGCATCCAGCGTCGCTGACATCAATCGCAAGCTGGATACAGACAAGCGCCGCCTCGATGGGCACGAAGAGCGCATCGGCGGCTTGCGTGACGGACTGATGGTAACGTGCGCCGGAGTACAGGCACTTTTGGAGCATGAGTTACACAACGGCAACGCCGAAGAAATGACGGCGGCAAGCAGGGAAATTGATAATTGGTTGAGGGGCAATGCCCTAAAGGGAGGAAATGCAAAATGAGTGAGAATTTGAAGCGCAAACTGACAAGCCGCAAGTTCTGGGCGGCAGTTGTGTCCTTTGTAACCATGCTGATTATGGCGTTCGGCGTGGCGGATGAAACCGCAACGCAGGTCGGAAGCATCATCATGGCGGGTGCTACGGTCATCGCCTATATCATCGGCGAGGGCATGACGGACGCGGCGGCAGTCGCGGAGGGCAAGGATAAACCAAAGGAGTAACGCATGAGCCGCGAAGTCGTATGGACAAAAGCGGTTGTAGATGCTTTTGTGGATGAAGCCTGTTTGTCCGATGAAGAGGAGCTGATTATCAGGTCGCGGGCGAAAGGCTGGACACGAACAAAGCAGTCGATACAGTACAACATGAGCATTCGCAAGATTGACTATATTATACACACGCTTAAAACCAAGTACGACGAAGCGCAGAAATACTCCGAGATTTTACCAAAGCGGAAAACAAAGAAAGCCGGGACGTAATGTCCCGGTCTTTTTTTGTTGTGCACTATTCTTGCGCCTGACGCTTGCACTCAACGTCAAGTTCCGGATACACCCCCGCGATTTTCGCAAGGGTTTCAGTTTTTAGGCGATGGTACAACTCTTCCTTGCCGACAAGCCCGAACAGGTCAACTAATTTGTCATCATATTCGCAGAGGTTGTGGCGGATGAAATTAACCATCCAGCGTTCAAGCGTCTCGGTATTCGGGGACAATATATCCACATTGCCGTGTTCCAAATACCATTCTTGTTTTGCGTTCAGCGTCGCCTCTTCCAGGACGGGCATATCCCAGCGCGTAACGTGGATGGAAGCAATGAGGTCGTCGGCAATGGCTTCGGCGTTCTTGCGCTTCGTTTCGACGGCTTTTGCGGATGCCGCCTTCCGTGCGGCTGCTTTTGCCGCCATCGTCTGGAACTCCTGCGTCCCCATGACGGAACGCACATCATCCTCGCGCCACAGCTTCATGGGCGCGGAGGACGCATAATGTGGATTCCGCTTAAGGATAGGCGGCGGCAGCAGCTTGTCTATCATGGACTTTGTGAAGCCCATAGACAATACGCCGCTTTGTGAAATGAGCTGTTCTTTTTGCTTTTCCGGCATGGTGTCCTCTTTATATCTACTTTGTAATATGTTCCTTTGATTTGCGTTTCCTATAATTTTCTCTGGCTCTGCGATTTGCTTCTTCGCGTTGCTCCGCAGTCATCGCTTCATAGCGTGCTTTCTGTGCCGCACGTTTCTGTTCAGCACGCGACTTGTCATACTCTTTGAGATACTCCTTTTTAGCAGCAAGGCGGCATTCTTCTGAACAATATTCTCCATTTCCGATGGCAGAAAATGTCTTTTTGCAGTACTTGCAAATCTTCTCTTTTGGAACAACTCGTTTTCGCTCTCTAATAATATTCCCGGCGACCGCGTCATTGCGCTTTTCCGTCATTGCGGCACGTCGCTGTTCTCGGATTGCTTCTGCAGTAGCACTTTCCTTACATGCTGGGCAGTACTTCTGCTTCCCGCCAAAGACAATATAATCTTTCCCGCATCGCGCGCACTTATCCGTGCTTCCAAGCGGTCTTCTTGCGCCGCTTCGCCTGTAAATTGCGTTATGCAGCCGATTCGCTGCGTCCTGACATTCTTCACAGCGTGTGCACTTTGTCGGACGGGTCACAACTTTTCCGCAGTCCGGGCAAGCAAATGTATGAACCATTTCTGGATTCCCACTTTGAGCACCAGTCCCGACGCGCTGGCGACGTTTCTCGCTTATTTTGTAGCACCCTTCGCTGCAATAAATCCGCCGCCCGTCGGGAACGCGCCCACCACATATTGGGCAAGTCTTATCCAACTCGACACCCCCTGCCGATTATCTAATAACCGCAACGACCTCTGCATCGCACATGATAATCTCCTGCTCGTCCTCGCCAATATGGCTATTGTCTCCATCGCAGCGCATCAGGTACAGGTGCTCATTATAATACACCTTGTTAATGCGCAACGCCCGCGCGATATTCTTGAGCTGTTTTTCACGCGAATTTGCGATAACAATTTGCGTTGCACAGACGCCATCAAGTTCCTCATCGCTCATCTCTCCGTCGTACCAATTGTACGAGTTGGGGATGCTATCTCCAACACAGAACTCCCGGTCATCGTTGCGAAGACCCCAGTCGTAAAAATTCAAGCATTCATCTTCCTTTGCCTTTTCCATCTCCGCAAGAATTTTTTCCGCCGTAGCTTCGACGTCCATGTTATCTGCAATCTCCATGATTTCCTTGCAATCCATACGTTACCTCTTTCCGTCCGGGGCTCTGTTTTGTACCGCCCCTTGACATAATTTATTATAGCACAAGTTGTGTAACTTGTCAATAGTTTTTTAAGATTTTTCGCAAGTTTTTTGCGTTCTTTCCGCAAGCCACTGCGATAGGGCAAGGCGGACAACCGCCGAATCACTTAGCCCAATTCGCTGCCCAATCGCCTTAATTTGCTCATTCTGCTCGTGCGTCACAATGACGTTCTTAACAATCCGATTTCCATCTTTTTTCAGCATTTTTTGTCCTCCTATCATTTAAGCAGATTATCAATTGCTGTTGTCGTCCCCGTCCCGCTGAAATAATGGACGGAAATGCCGCAACCGCGCGCAACGTCGATGACGGCGTAAAACTCGGTATGCGACATATACGCCGCCTGAATCCATAATTCCGACGCGCTGCGGATGACGCTTTCCGGGCAGGTCGTGCCGTGCGGATAGGCGCGGATGGAAGGGAAACGCTCGGTCAGGCGGCGCGCCCATACAGGATGCCCGCCGACGATGACAACACCGTCAGGAATGATTCTGGGGCGTTGCGTGTCGCCGGGGGCTTCCTGCGTGTCTTCCTGTGCGCTGCGCCAGAGCGCGTCGCGAAGGGCGGTCAGCTCCTGCGCATCCGCTTCATGTGTTTGGAGGGCGGCGAATGATTTCTGCGCGTCTTTCTCCTGCTGACGGATGGCGGATTCCATCTCGGCAATGCGCTTTTCTGCGGCGGCGGCGCGCTGCTCGGCTTTTTCCTGCGCGATTCGCGCGGCTTCCAAGGCGGCAGCGTCGCCGCGAAGGATTTTGTTGATGCAAAATGCCTTGTCCTTTTGGATTGCACGGGCAACCATCAGCGACGCGGCATTGAGCGCCGTTTTTTCGGGTGTGTCGGAAAGAATGATAGCGGCATCGTCCGCATTGATGCGGATGTCCGCGGTGTAATCCGAGACATCAATGCCAGCGCCATCGTACATGAGCGCGAACTCGTCAATCGCTTCCACGGCAAAACGGTCGTACAGGTCGCCGAAGCCAGCGACAGGCAGCTTTCCCAAATGTTTTTGCAGGACTTTTTTATCGTCCGAGGTCGTCTGCTCTTTTCGGATGCTTTTGATGTTAGACTGCAACAAAAGCCAGTCCGAGAGGTCGGCGAAGCTGTCATTGCTGGCGACTTTTCTTCCGGAAACAAGAATCTGGAAGAATGCAAGCATCGTGCGATAAAGCGCAGTATCGAGATTTTGGTCGAAAATCAGGCAGGAATCAAGCGAAATTTCCGCGCCCTGCGGGGATGACTTAATGGCATCATGCGTTTTATCGTATGTTTTGCGGTCAACCGCGCGGAGAAGTCCGCGAATGGTGGCTTCTTCTGCGGCGCGGAGAATGCCAAGCGCATGGGCGGAAACAATCTGCTGTTCCGCGCGTCCGGCAATGATGGCGGCGGATGACTTGCCAGCTCCGCGCATGGCGTCCGCGTAATATTTCGCGGGTGCCAGCGCGTAAAAACGTTCCACCGCGTCGGGGTTGAGGAATGCCATTGCGCGCGCTACGATTGGCGCAAGGTCAACGCTGACGCGCCCTGCGTTCTTCATTGTGCTGCTCCTTTCATCGCCTAAAATGATTTCGACGCGTTGCGGTTGCTTCCGCGTCCTCCAATCGCGCTTTGCAGACCATGCGTCGAACTCGTCTTAGCGGGCTGTAAGCGTATCGATGATGTCCCTCGCCTCGGTGGCGGTTGAGACGACATAGGCAGCATATAGCCACTTGTACGGAAACTTGTCAAGGTTTTGGCGAATAAATTCCTCTATGGTCACACCTGCTTTTTCCGCCGCCGCCGCAATCGCAGCTTGCTTATCGGGGTCGTCGCGGGTAGCGATAGCATCCGCGACTGTCTTTTCGTTCTGCGCAACAAATTTCGCACGGAGGTCTGTGGCGTACTCGACTTGCTTGTCGCTCACGCCATGAATTGTCGGAAGGCTCAATGCCGCCGCCGCTTCGCGCTGCTGCTTGCGCTGCTGCTTGCGGTAGCAGTCGGCGCAAAGAAGGGGATGAGCTTCCGCCCATTCCTTTTTGCTGTCCGCGTCCCGGCGATTGAAGCCGTCAATGCGGCGTTCAACGGTAGCGCCGCAATCAGGGCATTTGTAGGTGGCAATTGCTTTTGCCATGGTCATTACCTCTTTCCGTCCGGGGCTCTGTTTTGTACCGCCCCTTGACACTATGTATTATAGCACGAGTTGTGCAACTTGTCAACACTTTTTCAAGATTTTTCGCAAGTTTTTTTGCAACTTTCTCGCGTTTTGTTTGCACTCCACAACCGTCCGAATCGCCTATACTATAATCAGTAGGAGGTGGTTCGGTGTATATCCACTACAACCCTAATCCGCGCGGCTTGCGCGTCGGAGATTGCGCTGTCCGCGCAGCATCCAAGGCAGCAGGAGAGACGTGGGGAAGCACCTATGCAGCGCTCTGTGCGCTGGGCTATGACTGCGGAGATATGCCTAACGCAAATCACGTCTGGGGACGCTACTTGCATGAGCGCGGATTTACGCGCCACGCCCTGCCGGATACTTGTCCAATCTGCTACACTGTCGCGGACTTCTGCCGTGAGCATCCGCGCGGGGTGTACGTCCTCGGCATCGGCGACCACGTTGTGTGCTCCATTGATGGCGATTGGTACGACGCATGGGACAGCGGCGCGGAAATACCAGCGTACTATTGGGAGAGGGAGGATTGATGTATGGCGTATGGTTATCTACAATATTATCCACAGATTCCGTACTATAACGCGCAGCAGACGGCAATGCCTGACCAACTGGCGCAACTTCGAGCCGCACAGCAGCCGATGATGCAGCAGCCAGCGCAGCAAGCGCAACCGTCGAGCAACGGTTTAATTTGGGTGCAGGGTGAAGCCGGGGCGAAAAGCTACCTTGTTGCCAACGGTTCGAGCGTTCTCTTGATGGATAGCGAGAAGCAGACGTTTTACATCAAGTCAGCGGACGCGGCGGGAATGCCGTCCATGCGGACGTTTGACTACACGGAGCGCAACGCATCCGTAAAGCCATCCAGCAGCGCGCAGGACGCGCCGGAGTATGTGACGCGGGACGAACTTAACACGCTGACGAAACGCCTTGAAGCCCTTGAGGGACGCAAGAAGAAGGGGGTAACGCAGGATGAACCCACTGTTTAATGCACTTGGCGGCGGGCAGATGCCCGGAGCGCTGGGAAATTTTCAGCAGATGATGCAGCAGTTTCAGCAGTTCAAGGCGACGTTTCAGGGCGACCCGGAGCAGGAGGTGCGCAAGCTGATTGCATCCGGCAAAATCTCGCAAAACCAGCTTAATCAGCTGCAACAGGCGGCGCAAATGTTTCAAGCGTTCCTCGGTTCTTAACTTTGGCTATCATTGTTGCGCAACAATTTAGCATATACTTTAAAATTCCGAAAGGAGAAAAACAATGAGCATGACTTCGGAACTCTCCGCTTCTGACGTGGCTCTGCTTTCCGGCAGAAACAGCAACCAGAACGGCGACGGCTTCTTCGGTGGCAATGGCGCATACTGGATTATCATCCTTTTCCTCTTCGTTTTCTGCGGCTGGGGCAATAACGGATGGGGCGGCTTTGGCAATCGCAACGGTGGACAGGGTTCTGTCATGGACGGTTACGTCCTCACCTCCGACTTCGCCAATATCGAGCGGAAAATCGACAACGTGAACAGCGGCTTGTGTGATGGATTCTATGCACAGGCGCAACTTACCAATGGCGTACAGATGCAGATGGCTAACGGCTTCGCTCAGGCGGAACTCTCCCGCGCCAATCAGCAAACCGCGCTGATGCAGCAGCTTAACGCGATGCAGGCACAGGCGGCGGATTGCTGCTGCAAGACGCAGACGGCAATCCAGGGCGTGAACTACAACCTTGCCACTCAGGCTTGCGACACTCGCAACACCATTCAGAGCGGCGTTCGCGACATTTTGGACAACGCCAACGCTAACGCCCGAGCGGTGATTGACGCACTGACGGCACAGCGCATCGAGGCAAAGGATGAGAAGATTGCGGCGCAGAATCAGCAGATTTTCGGCTTGCAGCTTGCCGCGTCTCAGGCAGCACAGAACCAGTATCTGGTGAATACGATTCGTCCTTGCCCTGTTCCGGCGTACACGGTAGCCAACCCGTTCTGCTGCAATCAGGCGCAGTATTGCGCTGGTTAAGCTCCAGACAGCTTCCTGCCTGTGCAGGATGAGCCGATAAACGGCAACTGAAAAAGCGGCGGGGCGTTGATTGATTCGCGCCCTGCCGCTGAAAGGAGAAAAATCATGGCTGAATATACTGCGGCGGCGGCTCAAACCGTCGCCAATGGCAACAACGTCCTTTTTACTGCCACGCCCGTCTGCGCAACGCGCTGCATCGTCCATCGTGAGGGGTCAGGCATCGTGACACTGCGGGGCATCACAAACGGACAGTGCCGCGCACGTTTCCGCGTCAACTTTGGTGGCAATATCGCTATTCCGACGGGCGGCACTGCCGGAGCTATCTCTGTTGCGCTTGCAATCGCGGGTGAGCGCTTCCGGCTTCTACCGCTATCGTCACCCCTGCTGCAGCGGCGCAGTACCAGAACGTCAGCATTGATACCTTTGTTGATGTTCCGGCGGGGTGCTGCACGACCATCAGCGTCAAAAATACCGCTGGCGTGGATATTAACGTGCAGAATGCCAACCTGATTGTTACGCGGGTTGCGTAAGGAAAGGAGAAACGCAATGAAATATCTGCATGAACTTAAAGAGAAACTCTGCGAAGAGCTGCAAGAGATTGCGGAAAAGCAGGATATGTCCGCCGGAGACCTCGAAGCTGTTCACAAGCTGACGGACACCATCAAAAACATCGACAAGATTGAGATGCTGGAAGCGGACGGGTACAGCAATCACGGCGGCGGCGACTGGGAAGCGCGGGGAAACTATGACGGTATGTACCGCGATGACCGATATAGCCGCCGTGGACGCGATATGCGCGGGCGGTACAGCCGCCACGACGGCACGGACAAGCGCCTGATGGACGAGCTGGAAGAGCTGATGCGTACCATCGAGCCGGGGAAGCGTGACGTGATTCGGCGAGCGCTTGAAGAACTGAAAGAAGCATAACGGAAAGGGGCTGGCTGCGTGGTTACGCTGACGTGGATTGATGGGCAGATTGAGAAGGCAATCGAAGAGGGCAACAATCCGCAGAACATCCGCGATTTGGCGGCGCTGATTACAGTGCGTGAGTACCTCGCCACGCGGTCAGCCCCGAAAGTAGATGCACAGAGTGTGCAGGAATCCGCCGATGACAAGAAGCGCCGGGATGCGGTTGTCCTCATGACGCATAGCGCGGACTTGGACACCGTGCCGACAATCCAGCAGGTGGAGACGGCACTGCATTCCATCAGCGTCAACACGCCGGAGGAACGAAAGCGCGTGCAGGATGCGAAGAAGTGGGCACAGATTATCTCGCAGAAAAACGCCTGACAAAAATCCCCTCCATGAATGCAAGATGGAGGGGATTTTTGACCCCCGTTTTGACTACTTCGTGCGACGGAAAGAGAGTCAAAATTGCGAATCTGGGGATTGTATATTCCGGCTGATTGCGCTATAATCAAGCATTATCAAGGGACTGCTGGGAATCCTGAAACCTCGCCTAAAAAAAGCATATTCCTTATAATGGAATATCAAAAAATCGTGAATCCGTTGAGAATGCAGCATTTCAAGGCGATTGCCTGGTTGCGTGACTACCGTTTTGACTACTTGGGCGCTTAGCAAGCGCACTTTCCACCCTTTCGATGGCACTTTCTTCCTTCGTCTCCGTGAGGTGTGCATAGATACGCATTATCATCATCTCGTTTGCGTGTCCCATCCACTTTGTGGCTGTTTTTACGTCAACGTCTGCATCATATAACATTGTGGCAAACGTGTGTCGGCAATCATGTTGACGGATAGCAACTTCCTTTTGCGCAACCGTGGACAAAAAACGCAAGTATCTCTGCCATTCCGCATTCCAAAGCCCAAGGGATATATTTTTCCCGGCTGGCAAGGAAAAAACGTTTCCGTGTCTGCCGGTTAGAGCTTCCCTCAGCGGCGGAAATAAAGGAACGTCGCGAACACCCGCTTTGGTTTTGGGCTGCACTATGATACTTTTAGAATGCTCGAAACGTAGCGAATGCCGAACATGGATTACCCCAGCGGAATAGTCAACGTCCCTGTCAATGTTGAGAGCAAGAGCTTCCCCCCGTCGCAACCCTGCATATAGCATCACCATAGCATACAATCCCATTGGCGTTTCTTGGTATGTATCTCCGATGAGCGTCACTTCCCAATCTTCGAGGTTACGGTGTGTCCCTGCTTTACCTTTTGCTGGCTTGATGTTTTCACATGGGTTTTTTACTATAATTCCATCTCCTAACGCAGCTCGGAAAACTGCTTTTGTTGTCATTGCCACCTTCTTCCGCGTTGAATCCCAATAATTTGAAAATGCGTTGTATAACCGTTGTATGTCCGACGGCGTAATTAGTCGCATTTCAACTTTTGGCAAGATTGACGCTATCTTGTTAAGCCTTGCCACATAGTCATCATACACTTTCGCCGTCACCTCGCTCTTGTACGTCGGCAGCCACTCCGCCGCGTATTCGGCGAACGTGTACTTTTCCCGTGGTTTCCTGCCGTATTTTTCCTGCTTTTTGTACTCTTCGCGGGCTGCAAGGGCTTCGGACTGCGTTCGCCCGTAGAACGAAAATCCCTTATATTTACAAACATAACGCCCGTCGGGGCGCTTTTTTAGTGTCTGGCGTGGCAAGTGTATCACTCCTTTTCTATTATTGTGCCGCAAAACGCAGCAAAGTGCCATCGTAAATTGTGAACAAATTGAAAACATTTTGCAAACGCACGGAAAATTTTTAGTCATATTCCGCGGCGCGTCAGCATATGGTATTGCGGTGGACGGTAAAAAAATACGCAACTGGAGAGGAAAATATGCCTGTTTTTGATAAAAAGTTTGTTGTTAAAACGCTCGTCGAGAAGGTGAAGGAACTGCCGGATGACCTGCAAGCGGATTTTTTTTGTGGCTGGAAAAGAAAATTTCTGCAAAGAAAACGTTATGAATATATAAACAATATGGACTGCGGAGAGCATCGAATCCGAAAGCAAACGGAAGCAAAGCAAAAGCAAAAGAGAGCAAACAAAAGCAAAAGAAAGCAAAGCTAAGCAAAGAAAAGCTATGCTATCATTTGCTATTCTATTTTTCCGGATGCAAAAGTCAGGAAAGGTCAAACCACGCCCATGAAGGTCAGGGAAAGTCAGAAAATGATGCGCTTCATAATTTGCAAAAGCGCCTGAAATACAGTGATTGCAAGGCTTTGCGCCACGCTGACGCAAAAATCCGCAAAATGCGATAGCTATGCTAAAAATAAAATAGCTTAGCTATTAAAAAAATAGCTGAATTATTTGTGCTATTAAAAAAATAGCACAGCTAAAAAATAAATAGCAGAATTATTTTTGCTATGCACATTTTTTTTATGCTATTCGGCGCTAATAATCTCCGCGTTTTACAAGCGGCGTTTGTTGTCTCGCGCGCGCGACATAGTTATATTATAATACATACTTGTGTGTAATAATAATATATATTATCATACAGTATAATATAAGTTGCTATATAGTACAAGTATGGATATATAATAATATAAGCAGCTATATAACACAAGTATGGATATATAATAAATAATATATAATAAAAGACCACTACTACCACCACAAGAACACATACTCGA